TATGGCTGCCTCCAGTTCAATGGTGCTGTAGGGTTGGGACCCAAGCTCGACGCGGATCATGGCATCCATCAGGCGGCGCAGGGTGAGCTTGTCGTTGAGGTCGATGATACCGTCAGGATCGACGCCCATGGACTTTGCCACCGTGGTGATATAGGCCGCGGTGTCGTTGCCGTCGCTGCTCGGAGCCCAGGCGGTGACGATGGCAGAGACGGTTTTGCGCTCGTACCGCCGATAGTACGTCAGCAGGTTCTTGGCGGCGGCGCGCAGGCCGTGGAAGCTGGTCTGGAACTGAACGAAGCCGGGGTCCGTCTGCTCCGCGCGCATGCCGATCCACTTGTCTCCGGAATGCCGGAGGTTCATCGGGTTGTTATTTCTCAATCCGAGGGATGTTACCATTGTTGTTTACCTAACATTGCCAAAATGATCATTTAAGCCTGTCCGGGATCGGCAGGTTGATCAGCGGGGCGTCCATTTCGATGGGCCAGTATTCCTGGAGGGGATTGCAGTACCAGGTAAAGCGAACACTGAGGACGATGTCCTCTCCACTGTTTTTCATCGCTTCCGGCGGGATCGGGATCGACTCGGCCCATGAGACGGGACCGGCTCCATCCTTGTTGACGGCGTCCTTGTGAGGCAAGGCGGAGGGTGCCAGATCCATCGCCCTGTCGGTGAAGATCCAGCTCGTGGTCTGGCCGAGGCAGAGCCGACTCCGTTCCGCCATCCACTTGATCTTGACGATCGGCGGGTCCAGGCTTTCCCATTGGATGAACTGACCCATCAGGTGCCGGATCGGCGGCGTTCGGTCGAGCGCCCAATAGACGATCAGCGCTGCCGGGATCAGCGTCAGGATGGCAAGGCAAAAGGCCGCGATCGAGAATGATGCGGCTATCATGTCTCTCATTGGACGGTTTTCCCTCTTTTTCACCGGACGCTGGACGGCTGCTTGCTGAGCGTTTTTGGGATCTCTTCGGGCATGTCCTTGACGGGAAGGGTAAACTCGACGGCCGGTGGCACGTAGGAGATCGGGAAGATCCGCTCCTGGAGGGGATTGCACGAATACAGGAAGCGGGCGCGGTAACGTCCGGAGATGTGGCCGGTGGAGACGTAATAGCTTGGGACGTGGACCGGAACCTCCCAATGGAATTCCTTGTCGAGTTCGATCGGTTCGGTTTCCGCCGGATAGGGAATGTCGGCCAGCGGCAGCCGGAAGCCATCAACGATCCATCGGTTGGAGATGCCGCCACAGCGCCGCTTCAGGATACCGTACCACCTAACGACGAAGACCCAGGAGTCGTCAGACTGTTTCTGGTACAGCGTAACCTCTCCGCGCAGGACGTCGATGGGAACTCGTCGGTCTAACACGGTCCAGTAGATGCAGACGGACAGACCGGCCAGGATACTGGCGGTCGAGAGGGTCATTCCCCACTTGACGAAGGCGTCCCGCTTCGGCATGTGATGGGGACTGTGAATGAAATCCATCATTTTTCCGGACCTTTCGGCGGGGCTGCCCCGAGGTCTCCCATCTGAAGACGTTTCATCGGCATGTCGGTCGGAATAACGAACGGAATTGGGTTTGGCTCGACCGTAATCGGGAACAGGTATTCCTGGATCGGATTGCAGGCATAGAAGATCCGGATCGCATACTTACCGCTGACATGGCCGGTACTGACGTAGTAGGGCGGGATGTGGATCGGCACTTCCCAGGTGAACTTCCCGAGTTCCTGCTGCGGTCTCTCCGGCGGATAGGGAATGTCTGGCAACGGCAGGAACAGGTCGCCGGAAATCCAGCGCTTCGAATTGCCCCAGCACTGGCGATGGCGAACACCATGCCACTTGACGATCATCACCCAGGAGTCGTCTGACTGATGCTCGAAGCGGATGACTTCGCCATAGTCGACGGTGACCGGAATTTCCCGGTCGATCGCCATCCAGTAGAAGACCACCGTCAATCCAGACAGGATGATGGCGGTGCAAATCCTCATTCCCCATTTGACGAAAGTATCCCTCGACGGCAGGGTGGAGGTTCGACTGCTGAACTTTATCATCCTCCTGGAACTCCCGGCATTGAGCCATTGGTGATTGCGAAAAGGGCTCCGATGAACAGAGTCGCCACAAGACAGAGCCCTCCCAGCAGGAAGGACTCTATTCTGGAGGTTCTTTTATCGAAATCCCCTTCCATTTCCTTGACCTTCTTCTCCATATCTTCCATGATTTCTTTGTCTTTTTTCTCAATATGGGCCGAGATTTCTTTTATTTTTTTGTCCAAGGTATCCGCCAGTTCCTGAAACCGCTTCTGGATAGCCTCGTCGAGATCCCTGTACTTGCGATCCGCCTGCCCCCGGAACACCCGCATCTCCCGCTCCAGGGCTTCGATCCGATACTCAAGAAGATCGGCGTTGCTGGACATCTTTACTTTTCTCGGGGGAACGTCCTCTTCGTAATCATTGGCCATTCCAGGTACACTCCCACCGTTTGCGCGCCCCTGATCAGTCGTAGCTCACGAGGCTGTTGAAAATGTCGAGCCACTTCTGAACCCCTTCCGCATCCCCGTGGTTGGGGACCGGGATTCTGCTGCCATCGGGCAGGGTTGCATCCTCCAGCTTCCGGGTAACCACGGGGTAGCTGGAGAAGCCGCCGACCTGGCTCGGATGATCGACCCAACCGGAGGTCTTGGTGGCTACCTTCTTGATGATCCTGGCAACCGAGGCCGGACGCTTAGAGACCTTTGGCATCGGGCCGGAATTGTTGACGATACGGTCATGGATATCGTTGGCGCTCAGCGCCTTGATGGTGGTGCCCGGCGGTTCGATCGGCGACTTTGAGACCCGAACCTTGGTGTTGTTAGATCCCTGGACCGGCTGTCCCCGGCTGAAAGTAACGTTGGTGCCCGGCGTGATCGCGCCGTTGGCGCCCTTCCAGCCGTACAGGTTGGAGACGTAGACCGCCGAGCCGGACGGCCATTTGTCGTGGTAGGAATGGAAGCGAAAGCCGGTGGCATCGCTGCTCTGCGGACCGGAGATCACCAAGATTCCCTGGCAGTTGACCAGGCAGGCGGCGGTCGGCTTCGGCGAGCGGTTCTGCTGGATCGTGACGCCCATCCTGACGTTCATCAGGATATTATTGGCGATGACACTCGTGGTGCCGTGGTCGATGAATGGGCAGCGCATGTACATGTCGGAAAACAGGCAGTGCTGGATGTCTACCTTCTTGGTGTTGAAGCCGATTAGGACGCCGTAGTTGTGCTCGCTCTGCTTGCCCGCCTTGACCTTTTCGTGCGGCGCGTAGCCGAGCTTCTGCGGGCGCCACATCGGCTCGGAGAACAGGCAGTTGGTGAAGGAAACGTTGGTCAGTTTGCCCGATGCTGGCCATATTTCGACTGTCTCGTCCATCCCCCACATGAACGAGCAGTGGTTGAAGTGGACGTTAGAGCGGGACCAGCGACTGCTGTCGGCGCCGGGGTTGACCTTGACGCAGTCGGCATTGCCTAGATTACTGGGATCATGACCGCGCTCGAAATTGATGTGCTCTATCCGGATGAAGGATGCCTTGATCACCAGTTCCTTGGCCTGGATCGTGATGCCGCTGCCCGGTGCGGTCTGACCGGCGATGGTGATGTTGTCAGCATCGATCAGCAGCGTGCTCTTAAGCTTGATGCAGCCGCCGACCTCAAAGACGATCATCCGATTGCCGCCCCTGGTGGCTTCCCGCAGAGAACCGGGACCGCTGTCGTTGAGGTTGGTCACCCGGTAGAACGGCTTGCCCCGTCCGGCGGCCATGGCGGTGGCAAAACCGACGGCGCGCGGATACTTACCCGTCGGGGCGCTCGGTACCGTGCCGTCACCAACCGGTGGCTCTTCCCCCGGCGGCGGGTTGGTCTCCGGGTTCTCGATGATGGTGATCTCGGACTTGCCGTTTCCGATCACGCAGTTGACCGGGTCCTTGACGTAGATGTTCAGGATCTCGTCTGACTCCGGGGCGGTATCGGCCAGCAGCGGCAGGGTTGCCATGACCTGGGACTGGTCCTCGGCGAAGGTGACGACCAGCGGTGTCTTGTAGCCGGTGTAATCCTCCAGCGTTTGGGCGGTGTCCCCAGCCGTCACGAGGCTGACCTGGCAGGCTCCCGTGCCGGTCTTGGTCAGGGGAATGGCAAGGTCCGTTCCTTCCAAACCGCTGACCTTCTCCGCGATGCTGACGGTCGGCAGCTCGGCGTCTGGCGGCGGCTCCGGCAGGGCGGTCTTGTCGATGATGGTGACTTCGCAGCGAGGCTGCATGATGACACAGTTTTCGGCATTTAGCGCCCACACCGTGAGGATCTCCTGACCTTCGATCAGTTCGTCCGGTAGGGTGACCAGTAGACCGACGTTCTCCATCTGGGTGTCTGTGAAACTGACGACATGAGGATCACTGACGTCCTCGTAGTCTAGGGGCGTCGTCGCGGTGATGCCGGATGTCCTGAGTTGAACGGAGCAAGCGCCGATACCGGTCTTGGTCAATGGGATCTTGACAGACTCGCCCTCGTTGACGACGAGTTTCTGGGGGAGGCTGACGGTGATGAGGGACAAAGGATGACTTCCTTTTGCACGGGAGGGAGGAACGCGCGCCCGCTGCCGGGCACGCCCTGTAGCGCCTCTGTGACGTTTCCTAGTCGTTCTGGACTTGGTCCAGGTGCTTGCGCAGCCACGCCTTCATGGTGGCCTTGCTGGTGGCCGTAGCGGGCTGCGGTTGGGCCGGGATGTCACCGATCAGGGTGCCGTCCGGAAACTTGGCGGTGGCATTCAGAGTGCGGGTGACCTTGACCGGGGCGTAGTAGCCGCCGACCTGGGTTTCGTCTTGGTGATTGACCCAGCGGCCGGTCTTATTTTTCAAGTTTGTGACGGAACGGGCGACATTGTGGTTCCCGATGGCGCCGGTCTTCTTGTCGATCAGGTTACGGATCTCCTTGGGCCGCGGACCGACGTTGAGGACGGCACGGTCGAAGATCTCCTGCGCCTCAAGACCAACGGTCGGTGTCGGCGTGTCGATCGGCGGCGTCGTGACCTCGACGGCCACCTTGGTGCCAATGGCGTCGAGCCAGTAGGGCTTACCCTTGACGTCGTTGTAACCGGCTGCGGTACTACCGTAGGTGACGTAATCGTTCGGCTGCATGTAGGTGCTGTTGGAAGTGCCGCCCTTCCAACCGTACAGTTTTTCGACGAAGACCTTGGAGTTGGCGGGCTGCGGTAGGAGGTAGCTGGTAAAGCGGAAGCCGCCGTAGACAGAGGTTATCGTGTCCGGTCCGGAGATCGCCAGGTAGCCCTTGCACGTGACTTTGTAGGTATAGGAATCAGGAAGTGGCTTTGACTCCAACGTGTTGGTCGTCGTGTTGAGAACCATGTACTGGTTTTGTTGGATCGTAGCGCCATTGCGGCAGTTGTTGGCAATGTTGTTGGCGATGACGATTTCTGTGCTGTGGTCGATGAACGGACAACGCATAGAAATCTCGGAAAACAGGCAGTACTGAATGTCTGTCTGTTTGGTGTTAAAGGCACAGATCATGCCGTAATTGTGGTTAGACTGATTGTACGGAGAATAGAGTTTGACGTGGTTGAGTAGGGTCGAGTCATAGATGGACGGCTTGTAGAGCGGTTCCGTGATGATGCAGTCGTGATAGCTCGCACTCAGGGTGTGGGAGTTCCACGGGAACATTTGGACCGTCTCATCCATACCCCAGTAGAAGGCGCAGTGGTAGATGTGGATGTTTGTGTAGGCCGTTTTCGGCGTGTAGTCCGGCAGGGTGGTGGCGGATACGGAACTGCCCGTACCGATCTTGGCAACGTCGCCGTTGTCCCGGTAGAGGTCTGAGTTTTCGTACCCCCTTTCGAAGATTATGTGGCTGACTCGAACATTGCTGTTCGTGATGACCAGTTCTTTTTTTTGGATGGTAATGCCTGGCGGCGGTGCGGTTTCCCCAGCAATAGTGATGTTCGCGGAGGGGCGGATATCCGTTGACAGGATGATCCGCCCGGCGACCTCGAACACGACCATCCGGCCGGAACCGGAGACGCAGTCCCGCAGGGAGCCAGGTCCGCTGTCGTCAAGGTTGGTAACCTTATAGACCGGATAACCGAGACCGCAGTCGGCGGCGGAGGCAAATCCTGATGCCGGGGTATAGGCGGTCTGGACCGGCACTTCCGGACTGTTGGCGTCCAGGAGCGTGACCTTGCAGGAGCCGGTCGTGACCTTACAGTTGGCCGGGTTCTCGATGAAGATGTAGAAAAACTCGTTGCCCTCGACCAAGGCATCTGTAAGGGTCTGCACCGTGATCGTCTTGCTGGTCTCGGCTGAGGTGAAGTTCAGCGTCGTGGCGCTGACACCGGTATAGTCTGAGGACAGGACAGTGGCGGTGTCAGGGGAAGTTCTCCACGTCACCGAGCAGGCCCCGCTCCCCAGCTTCGTGACAATGACGGAAAGGACATTCCCTTCCTTGACACTGGCCGTAGTCGGAACCGATATCCGGGGCGGTTCCGTGATGGTGATGACTCCGTTTGAATTTCCGAGGGTGCAATCCGTAGATCCGGCCAGACTCAGCTCGATCTTCAGCGTCTGGTCCGGATCGTCTTCCGTGTCGGCGATCGTGACCAAGGGGACGGTCACGACGGTGTCGTTGGCGCCGAATGCGACGGGCAGGAGGAAGCCGGTATAGTCGGTCGGCGTCACGGCGCTGACCCCAATGGTGCGTAGCTGTACGGTGCAGGCTCCGGCTCCTTCCTTGGTGACGGGGATCTGTAGGGTTTCTCCTTCCTTGACCGTCAGCGCGGGTGGAATGCTGACGACCGGCTTGACGGTCTGCGGAGTAACCTGGACGTAGTTGAGGTCGGCGGAGACTGGCAGGGCATGGCTATCGACCAGCGGGAAAGTCCAGCCGGAGACCTGCTCCATCAGGAAGGTTCCCGGATCGTAGCCATTGGGTTCTGTGGCGCCGAAACGCAGGCTAGCGACGGTCAATGTCGTGGACAGGGTCTTGCTGCCGACCTGTTGCTCTGCAATTTTGGTCCCGCCGCTGAACAGGGAGATCCGGTCCGTGCTATCGACCGTCATGAGGACGGTGACCGCGTCTCCACGTGGCGCTAGGTTGGACATCTCTAAAATCCTGGAAAAGTGAAGTCTGCGCTGGTCAGCCGAGGAAGCGGATATCGACCAGGGAACCGGCCCGCGGAGACTCGGGGAAGGCCAACTGGGTTCCCAAGACGCTGTAGGCGCTGACGGGCTGGATCACACCATCGACGGAGACGATGAGGGAGGAAGCCCCAGCCGTCACCGAGACGGGCATGGTGATGGTATTCGAAAGTGCTGAAAAGGCCGTTTCATGGGCCAGCGTCTCTGACGGCAAACCACGCACACTGACGATGGCATTAACGGGAGGTGCTTCGCTGAGGATCAATTGATCCAGCAGGATACTGTAGCTGCTTGGCGCCTGGACCACACCGTCCACTGCAACGAGCAGGGAGGCAGCCAGTCCGGAAATCTCCACCGGCAAGATCCACGATGTCTGGTTGCCGGTCCCGAGGCTTTCCATCAATCCGGTCAGAACGGAGATACCCCGAATGCTTACCAGGGAGCCGCTCGGCGGTGGATCGCTGAAAACAAGGGTATTGCCGGTCAAGGTATAGGCCGCAGCCGATTGGGAAACGCCGTCAATGGCAATGACGAGATTATAGCCTCCGGCATCCGTTTTGCTGTCGGGCAATTCCCAGGTCGTTTGTCCACCGGAGGCAATCACGTCCAGTGACAGCAGAGGACCTTCTCCGACCAGGTCGTAGTCGATCAGTCCGTTTCTGATCGAGACGCCGTTGACAGCCCCGACGATATCCTTTGCCATCCATAAGCGCTGGTTCTCGGGAGAGTCCTTCAGCCGCCTAAAGCGCACGCCCAGGGAATAGGACTGGCGCTGATACCAGGTTCCGGACGCCTTCAGGACATCTGCTGCCCTGACTGTTGCGGCAGTAGCCCCCGTGACGATGATCGGGGACGATGCCAGGGACCCGGCCTCGATCTGCACATGCGCGATGTCGAAGCCGCTGCCCGTCGATCCCGCCATGACGGTATCCCCGGAAGATGTCGCGCAGCAGATTTCCAGGGCTGCGGAGACACCTACACCACTGAACTGGTTGCGACACAGGGCAACCCAGTACCATTGGCTGCGAAACGGGTCCGCTTCAATGGACCATGAGATATCGCTTTCCGCCGTCGTGACGGTTCCTGAGCTGGACAGGGTCAGGATCAGTGACTTTGTTACGTTGTCCGGCGCCTTAACCGAGAGCAGGAAGTTTGTCCGGGAGACCGGCCGGATCAGGATCAAGGTGGTGAACTGGCCGGTCGGCAGGGCGCTGTTTGTGGACACCAAGGCGGTTGCCAGCTTGTGCTGGCTGGTAGAGGTTGCCTCCCTGAACTGGATAAGCTTCGTGCCAGTCGGCGTATCGCCATTGGTAACGATTGTGCGGGTTCCGCCAGTGGCTAAGAAGGCGGGATCTACGCTGTCGAACAGGCATTGCTGTGCCGCTGCCGGTTCAAGCAACAGGCCAGAGTTTCCTGGGGAAACGAAGTGCTGGCGGTTGGTGTTCGCCGCCACCTGGGTCCAGACGCCGGTGCTGTTGCGGGTCCAGGCCGGGGAAGCCCTGGTCAGGGTGAGGCCCTCCGGCAGGGTTGATCCAAAGTCCAGCTTGGTCGAGGCTGGGCCGCCCTCTGGGACCTTCCTCAGCAGCAGGACATCGCAGACGCCGTTGTCAATGGCCGCACCGGTGGCGCTGCTCAGGACGATCTTGAAGGTCTTGTCCTCCAGGAAGCCCCTCGGCATCAGGGAGATGGTGATGGTACCGGACATCTCCCCGACCGGGATGGTGAGGCTGCCCGTGCCGCCGACATAGTCCACCCCGGCCACGGCGGTGCCGTTGACCGTACCGTAGGTGACGGTGGTTCCGACTGGATCTCCGGTCACGACGACCAGCAGTGAGACGACGTCGTAGGAGGCTGTGATCGTCATCGTGGGCTGGATCGTGACGCCCGTTTTCTTGCCGGTGGTGAATTCCTGGGTCAGGTCGTCGGAGTAGGAGACGGCGGCATCCTGAGACAGAGCCTCTGACCAGTATTTGAGCAACCTGAGACGCATCGGCTCTGCGCCGAGGCCATTCGGTCCACTGCCGAGCCTCAACGTGGAAAGCGCGTTGGGAACGCTGACTCCGCTGTTGTCGTTACCAACCACCAGGCCGTCCTGGGTCAGCAGGGAGCTTCCGACCGCCAGGGTGAAGACAACCGTCCTCTCGATCCCGACGACTGGCGACGATGCCGTGATCGAAACCATCTGCTGGCCTCCGACCATGGCAGCCAGGGAAACGGTATTCAGGCTGTTCCTGAGGTCGATCTGATCGGTTCCGGAGATGTTCAAGATGGTTGCGGGGCTTCTGCCCAACGGCACATAGGTCAACCCGAAGGTCTTGGAGCCGGTTTCCACCCATTGGGCCGAGGAAGTCAGGACGTCTGCTGGCCTGGCAATCGGGTTCGTCCCCGTGTTGATAATGGGGGAAGTGGCTTCCGTACCGATCTCGGCACCGATATAGGCCAGGTAAAAGCCGCTGACGCCATCCCCAGCAAAGGTCTGAGACCCGGTCTGGTCGTGGAACCCGGCATTGAAGGCCGCAGTCGTGGTTCCGGCGCCAAAATTGTTGATGATGGTGATGCTATAGAACTCGTCGGTGTCCCTGCTGACCTCGGCGTGGATGATCCCGGCGCTGGAGACGACGATGCCGTTTCCCTGGAGGGATATCCGAACAGACGAATAGATGCCGGTCTTGTTCAGCAACAGGAAGGTGATGTCTGTATAGGAGCCGGTTGGCTTCATGACGGCGGTCAGTGCCACGGTGGTGTTGTCGGACAACGCCGTACCGTGGGTCGAGGTGCCGAAGAACAGGTTCCAGCCGTGAGTGGTGCTAATGGCATTCGGGACGTAGAGAACGGACCCGAGCCCAAATGGTGTTTGGACGCCGGTATCGATGCTGGAGACGGACTGAATGATGGTCGGTGTCGGCTGCCGCGTGTGGAAGAGAAGTTGGGTTCTTTCCGGCTCTATCAGGGTATAGGGGTGGGATAGGGTGACCGGATTGTACCAGGACCTCGGCGTGTCTGCGGGAAAGGCCACCCATCTGCCGGTGCTGTTGCGGCCCAAAGCAGTGCTGCTTGCCCGAGAGATGCTGAAGGACGATGGTAGGGCCGCACTGAAGTCGAAGGTGCTGTCCGCCGGTGGCAGCGGCGCTCCCGTCGCTTCCTGAAAGAACCACATCGCTCAGGTGCTTGCGGTGGCGATGGAAAATAGGAAATCCTCCGTTGTCACGGTCTGAGGAGACAGCTTCAGGCTCAGCCGGGACCCGGCCGGGACCTGCAACGGGTCCTGCGGGATGGTGTCGGAGACAATACCGGCATTGGCCGTTCCGGAAATCTTGGAGAGCAGGGTGTCATCAAGCTCTGCCCCCAGGAACAGCGTGAAGTTGATCTGTCCGCCAAAGCAGGTTGTCGTGATGTTGCTGATGCTAAACGGATGAGCAGATTGGAGCATCAGGGTGTAGATCTTATCCTTGGGCCGCTCGATCATACCGCTCAGGGTTCCGGCAACGCCGACGATGCGTTTCCCGGCCGTTGCCAGGTCTCCGCCGAGCTTCGGCGTCGGATCTGCCTGGAGACTGGCGATGCCGGGTGTCGGCATTGGCTGGCCGCGCCAGATCTTATCGCTTTCCAGCCGTAGAATATGGCCGGGAATAGCGTTGACGAGATCCGTGTCCGGACTGTCCGACAGTTTTTGGCGTTTTAAGGAGATGGTATACTGGCCGCTTGTTTCACCAGCCACAGTGAAGTGGTCAATGTTGAACAGGATCGTGCGGAAGCGCAGTGCCGTGGCAACTTTGTCGGCGTAGATGCGGACCACGTTGGTTCCGGCAGCGCCGATGTTCTCCCCGATGTTGGCCTCGCCGCCAGTAGTACCGCCACCGCCGCCGGTGCCGCTGCCGCTGATCACGATGTCGTTGAGATCCCGGACGACGGTAACGCCGTTGATGCCGCGCAGGCCGTAGGTGTTAAGGGTGGTTCCAGTCTTCGGAGCGGCGATGGAGACTGACGCGGTGTTTGCCAAACTGCCCAGCGTGTTGACTTCACCGACTGGCGGTACTGTGATGGTCAGCCGATCGCTGTTTTGCGTCAGAGTTCCGTTGACAACCTGGATGCCGCGGAACTGGTGGGCTCCGCTGGCATTGGCTCCAGCATAAATCAGTCCGGTATCCGCACTCTGCGCCGCCATGTTGACGAGGGTGATGCTCAGGGCAGCAGGTGACGAGAAGCCGTAACTGCCGTCCGCCAGCTTGGTCAGAACCTGCCCGGTCAGAGCGGTGGACGAGTTGAGATCCTTGATGCTGGAGACCGTGATGCTGGCAGCACCCCCTATGCCGCTTCCCAGGTTCTTGGTCATGTCGGCATCGATGTCATAGATCGCCCGGCGGACGATCATGGTGGCCTCAACGTCGTTGGGTCCCGGAACTGCGTACCCTCTGGGCGTAAAGTCGGTGTGCAGGAGATAGTAGACGCCGACTTTTGAAATGCCCTGGTAGGCAGCGCTCAGGACAATCTGGTCCTCCGCCAACACGGCTGCGACGGTATAGGTGACACCCTCGTCCCTGACCGTGAACCAGTGACCGGGTTCGATGCCGGAGGTAACCCAGGTCGTACCAAGACCGAAGATAGTGGCAGAGTTGGTCGTGACCGTCACGGTGCCGGTGCGGTATTGCGCCATAGCCTCAAGGCTCCAGAAGTAGGGAAATCCGCGCGAGGCGCGGCTGTTGGCTCAGACCTGTCTGGCCTTGGGAACGGTGGGCGGCTTGTCACCCAGAACGTCGAGGATTACCTGGGTCTCTGACACGATTTCGGAAATTGCCTGCTGGTGCAATGCCTCTCCAATCCTGATCTTGGCCCCCATGGTGATTTCCTCGATCAGGGCGGAGACGCCCTTCCAGGCTGCGTCCATGGCAACCCACATCGAGGCGAGGTCTACCATAGTGGCGGCGGACAGGCCGGTCTCTGCCGCCAGGTAGGGATATCCGGAGGCGTCCGGCTCTCCCCCGGCATCTATTTCGGCCAGGAAGCGTTGGGCTTCCTCGCGTTTGTCCGCATAGATCTGGTACTTCTCCAGGGTGGCAAAGCGGGCGCGAACCTCATTGGCCTTTTGGTCGATCTCGACCTGCCCCCGATATCTCAAGAGGGCCGTGTTCTTGCTTGCGGTTATCCGGATCAATGGCCGAACTCATAGGAGAAGTCTGTTGAAAAATCGCTGTTTGCCGCGCCGACCGGGGAGATCGCGGTGATCTGGAAGGTAAGCGGCAGAAACGGAAACTTGCTGATCTGGATTGTATAGACGCCGATCGTGTCGGCGGAAAACTCAAATCCGCCGCCGGTGACGGTTTCCGTGACGGTCTCAACTAGGGGGTCAGGATCGTCTATTACGATTGTGCAGGGATCGTGGAGGCCGCTGATCGTGACAAAATCGACGCCGTTGGCGGCGACGGTTGATCTGTCTATCTTATACGGGACAGGCGGCCTTTCCTGGATCTGAGGTATGCCGTCCTGTATTGAGACATAGTGGATTTGCGGATCTGAGGCAACGTCGAGGACACCATAATCGCTGCCGAAGGATGCCAGGGTATTCGCAATGATGACATCCTTGTGAATGGCTTCGCAGGCATGATAGGTCCCGTACTTGATCTCCCCGGTGGATTTCAAGTAAATCGTGAGATTGAACGAAATATCTGTCACTTGCGATATTCCACAGCCAGGATCGTACTGGATAAGATATTGCCTGATGTGGTGCTTACGACCTTGATTGTATGGGAGCTTCCTCCTGCCCAGGCGATCACGAAGTTCATCGGAATGGCATAAGGACCCGTGCCGGTATAGGTATTTGATATCACATTATTGCCATCTAGCGACAGTTGGATCGTATCTGTGCTCTGTGTAAGACCCGGCGTCGTGGTATAGCCACCGAGAATGACGCGAGCTATCGCGTGGATGGCGGTCAAGGTGTTTTGACCGGCGATACCGGTCCCTTGCGGCGTCCAGTTCAATAGTCCACCGCTGTTGGAACTGGCGACCTGGGTTATCGAACTGTTTCCGATGTTCGCCGATCCGGCAACCTCGACACCGAGTCCGTTGGCAGTCAGGATGGCCTTGCCATTCATGTCATAGACATAGAGCCCGTCGAGTTCCTTGGCCGCAGTTTTGTTCGGTCTGCCGATCAGAACTCTTCTGACACCAGCAGGCTTCTGACCGTCATAGAAGGCGAGATGCCGGTATCCATCCCTGGACTCAATCGTAATGAACCCGCCGCCATCGGCCCTGTCACCAACATCGATGTATTTTGAATTGATCATGCCGCTGGAAATGCGGTCTGCCGACAGGTTGGTGATGAAGGCGTTAAGAATAGTGCCGTTAGCAATATGAGCATCGTTGATGACGCCTTGGGAGATCTGGGCCTTCTGCGTGATCAGGTTGGTGGCGCTGAGCTGGGTCGCGGTGATCGAGTTTGCCTGGATGCGGTCCGCCGCGATTGTCCCCGTCCTGATGGTCGATCCATCGATCACGGTTCTGGCGTATGTCATCTTGAGCAAGGCACCGCCAAGATAGGTTCCCAGGACGACTGAGTTGTCCGAGGCCGTCATATTGGCGTCGGTTGTTCCGCTGATGATGCCCGATCCAACCTTCCAGAACAGATAGTCGGTACCACCCTGCCAAGTCCAACTACCCGCAGAAATGCTCTCCGTTGCATGCTGTCCGGCGATAGAACCTGGATACTTGATGGTTCCAGCGGTCCAGATGACGCGTGCCTCTTCCTTGATCGCGGTGAACTCAATGCCAACCAGCTCAACACCGCGGAGACCAATTACGACCTTATTGGCGCTGATGGTTGAGGCCGCGATGTTGCCGCCATCGATCTTGGTCTGGTCCGGCCCGTACAGCATGCTCTGGAGGGTTGTGCCGCCGGACAGGATGATTTTTCCCGGCAGGATCTGGGTGGTGCCTTTGTTGATCATTGCCGCAGGATCGCCGGTCGCCTGGGTAGCCGCAGACAGGGTCTGGCCAGTGCCACCGATAATGACCTCTCCGGACAAGATGCTGCCGGCTACGATCTTTTTGGCGTCAAGGCTTAGGATCTTGGCATCGTCGATGGCGCCATTGGCGATAATGGCGTTGGTAATGCTGAGTTCCTGGTAGTCCGCCTCCTCGACCTTTTTCGTCTTTCCGCCGATGCCACCACTCAGCGAAGCCGGGAAGAAGGCGCTCATGTTCCTCGACCGGTCCACCGCCCTGATCCAGTAGTAGACCTGCTGGCCGCCTGCTAGTCCTTCCCGAATGAAGGTGGTGCCGGTCGCATTGCCGATATAGACAGCCTGAGAGCGGTCGTTGGCCGGAGCCTCATGGATTTCCATGTGACTGAAATCTGGATCTGGATGCTGAGACCACTTGAGCCAGATCGACTTGAAGGTTGGCGTAATGATCAGATCGGTTGGGGCAGATGGCGGTGTGTCGTCTGCCGCGACGAGGTGGCTGACCTCAGCACTATAGCTAGAAGCGTTGGACTCCTTGTCGTGGGAAGCCAAGCGCACCCGGTAGGTAGTTCCGGCCTGAACGATCCAGGTGTAGCGCGTCTTGTTGGTCTGGTAGTACAGGAAGTTTCCACCTTCCTCTGCGATCTCGACCGCGTATCCCGTCAGGTCCCCTTCCGTGTTAGCAGTCCAGGTCGCTTCCAGTTCGTAGAATTTGGTGCCGTCCTCTGCGGTCTTGACGCTATCCGTCAGGGACAGGCCGGTCGGAACAGCGGGCGGCAGGAAGTCGGCTGGGGCAACACCGACAGACCTGACCTTGATCTCTGCGGAAAGATTGAGGTTGGTCTTACCAAAGCTGTCATAGGCGGCGACCTGTACAAAGCGGTCCACCTCGACCGGTGTCTGGATCACGATGAAGCGGTTTGGACCGTCATAGACGACGGTTTCCGGCCCTGCCTTGACGCCGGATTTGTCGCTCATGTAGACCAGGGTGCCTTCCCAGTCCAAGTCCTTCGGTTCATCGAACTTGATCATGATCGAGCCGAAACCGCCCATCACCTCCAGGCCGGTAACGGCAGCGGGGGCCGGGTTCTGTACCTCGATCGCAGCGGGCAGGCTGTAATTGCCCCAGCGGTCGCGCATCACCACTTCGAACTTGAAGGCACGGTGGGGACCGCCGGGAGCCTGGCTGTTGACGTCGAACGAGAACATGTAGCGGTTGATCGGCGTGTGGTCGACGAAGACCAGGACGTTCTTGGTATTGTAGACACGGATTTCGTAGTCCCGGAACACACTGTCCAGGAAACCGGCGCCGACCGCCGGTTCCGCGCCGATATCGTAGGCCCCGCTCAGGCCAGTGCCGCGCCAGACAAAGACCGGGTCACGGCCCTTGAAGTCGTGATCGTTACCTTGGTTTTCAATTTCCAGGCCGGTCGGCCGGATCAGGGTGATCGGGGAGTTGTCCGGGATGAAGATATCTAGGATGGCCGGACGGCTCTCAACCTGGGCCAGATTGACGGCCTGGACGTGGAAGGTGAAGGTCCCGGAGGTTTCACCGTAGATCGTGTGCGTAGAACCGCTGACATCGGCAATGGATTGGAAATTGCCGTTGTTGCGCCTGTAGCGGATCGTGTAGCTCTTGACGTAGGCGTCCGGGCTGGGGTCCCAGGACAGTTGCAGGGCGGTAGTAAAGCCGCCGGAGGTGTTGACGTATTGCCGATCGACCCGGACGTTGGCAGGCGGCTGGACGATGCCGGGGTTGGGAAGCTTGGAGACCGGCGGCAGCTTGATGTTGATGCCACGCTCGACCCTGGCGTAGATTGTCGGATCGTAGGGTACGGCGGCGATGGTGTATTCCAGGTCGCCATCGTCGGAAACGCCCATGACGCGGAACTGGCGCGGCCTGAGGTCGCTAACCTCCAGGACCCAGGAAGCTTCCGGCATAGGGGACAGCGCCAGGGCCTTGTCGAAGGAAACGCTGCGGGTGGTGCCGGGAGAGGTGGTGACCTTGGCCTGGGCCACGGTGCCGTCTGGCAGCGTGACGTGCAGCGTATAGCCCTTGCCGCCCTGGATGGTGATATCACGGTCGAGCACGGCGCCAGAGGTAGAGGCGCTGACGATACGCCCTCCCAGGTCTGCCCCAACAATGCTCTTTTCCGTCATGACAATGACGTCGCCGGGCTGGGCGTGCAGGTGGTCTATGCTCGCCTTATAGGTAAGGGTGTCCCCCAGCTTGCCGGTCTCTATGTACCACTTACCAAGCCTCTTTGCCTGACCCTTCGACTTACACGCGAAAGCGGTAATACTTTCTGGTTGCCAGCCATATTTCTTGATGAGGTCGAAGTCTTCGTAGATCTCCATGTTGGGCCGGTCAAGATCGTCTGGGTCGAGATAGCTGACCAGGGCCACGGTCTTGATGGCGCGGACCGCCGGACCGGAGAACTCGAAGCCGCCGATTGTCTGGCTGGCGGTGACGGCGAACAGGGGATCTCTGGGAGCGTCGGCCACGACGGTGACGGCACCGGCGGCCCAATAGGCCATGGCTCTGAATGACGAGGCCAACGCGTTAATAATCGCGTAGGCTTCCTGGCGGGTGTTGTGATTGAAGTGCGCTTCGAAGCGCGGCTCCAGGATGTCTGAGCCGTCCGGGTTCTTGTAGCCGCTGGGAACCTTCTCGTCGCAGTACCGGCCGCAGGCGTAGATGGCGCCGCTGTCGACGGCGCTTTCCGGTAGGTCGCATCCGGCGCGGTGGGTCAGCAGGGCTCGGAACAGGTATGCTGGATTGGACGTGAAGGCGTTCTTCCAGGCTCCGTTCCATACCCCGTTGTAGGTCCGGCTGATTGGATCGTAGTTGGATGGCACCTTGACGATCCAGGTATCCCAGCGGCTGGTGACGGTTGGCATCGAACTGCCAAACAGCTTGCCGTCGAAGGTCAGGGCCAGCAGGGCGGAGTTTGGATACCGCATCTTGCGGTCGATGATCTCGGTATAGGAGGACCATGACATCCCGTTGTTCAGGCTGGAACGGTCGCTGTCTGGCGTCATGCGCTCAACCATGACATCCCAGGGACCTTCTCCGGGAAGGCCGAGGCGGTACTGTTCCTCGTAGGTACTGACCGTCTTGCCGATGATGGCGATCGGGTATTCCGCTTCCCAGAAGGAACGGCCCTGCCTACGAATGCGGATCACGAAGTCTAGGCGGGTGCCCCTGGCGTCACCAGTCTTGACGTTTTGGTCAACCAAGGCCGGGGTTGAGATAACGACCCGGATAGCATTGGCATTGACGTTGGTGATCGAGCGTATGGCCGGACTGGAACGCTTGATTTCGACCGGCAGGCCAACATCACCGGAGTGTGTATTCTCGACCGCCGGGAAACCCTCGATCCAGGACTGGTCCGGGGTTCCCACCCGATAGTCCCACGTGACACCCTGGAAGTTCAGCGTGCCGTCCGCATTCATCAGCGGTGTGTCGTTGAGGAAGATGTTCTTGGCACCGTTGGCATAGCCACCGACGATCCCCTGAAACGGCCCTTCTCCCAGGCAATAGAGAATACGCCCGGTGGCGCGACTCTGTAGGGTGTTTGGGTCTTCAACCGGAGGCGGTGGAGACTTTGGTGTGTCGCCACCCTTGGCCCCATGGGCACGGGAGACATGGAGCGTGCCAGGCTTGAGTTCGTCCGTGATGCTCATACCGGTATTTTCTCGACCGTGACGCCAGCGCTGATGACAATACCGCCGAGGATGTTACGGCCGCCGCAGATCGGGACCGGGTGGCCCTGTTCAACCACGTTGACGGCACCGCCCAGCAGAAAGCTGGGACGATCCTCCGGCCTCTCCTTCTGGCTCATGTCCGGCGACTTGGGCGTGGGCGTCAGCAGCATGGCGATGCCGCTCAACGCCATGGAGGCACCGATCATGGCAACAGAGCCCCACCCGGCGGCTCCCATGCCCAGGGCCGTGCCGGTGGCCCCCAGGGCGAAGCCGCCGGTTGCCACGGCCGCCACCGCCAGGATAGCCACACCGATGATGATCTTGCCAGTGCCTCCCTTGGCGCCGCTAATGGTCGGGATGATGTGGATAGAGTCCTTCTCCGGGAAGATCATGGGCAGTTCCTTCTCTTCCAGGTGCCGCCCCTTCCGGCGCGAGCCGACGATCACCCGGTAGCTGCCCTTGGCGATGAAGGCCGGGAAGTCCGGGAAGTTGGCGACGAGCAGGCGCACCGCCTCTGCCGTGCTCTGGCAGTAGAATTCGAAGGGACCACCAAAATTTTCCCTAAGGTTGCCATGTAAAAATACTTTTCTCGGCATAGTTGCACCTCAGAAATAGCTGGACAGTTCGATGGGCGGCAGCGGCGGCAGGCCCTCGAAGCTGCCGTGCCGCAGTGCCTGGACGGCGTAGGGGCGCCAGCGGCCGATCGGCTCACGGACGCTGAGCATCTGCTGCGGGTGGTGGTACATCAGGCCGTCGTCGAGGATGATCACGGCATGGTTGGGAACCGGTGAGCGCAGTTGAGCTAGAACCACGTCTCCCGGTGCCACCTCGTCCATCTCTATCTTGATGAATCCGGCCTTCTCGAAGTTGTCCTCGTAGAGGTTCCCACCGTCGCGCCACCAGTTCCAGTCGCGCGGGCAGTCCGGCAGCTTGATGCCGTAGATCTGCCAGTAGAAGCTCAGGATGGCGTTGCAGCAGTCGGTCACCTGAGGGATGAACTTGCGGCCAAGCAGGGGGGTATCCAGGACGAAGTCACCCCAGTAGATCGGGTCCTCGGCTACGCGGTTGATCACGCCGATCAGTCCCCAGGTGCATTTGGTCGCGATCTGCTGCTCCATGTCTGTCTTGGACGGACCGATCAACGGGGCCTCAATCTCACCCTTGCCGTAGCACTCTGAATGGATGATGGCGGACACCTTGCAGTTGCCGTCATCATCCAGTGTTGCATACTGGAAGTCGTCCTCCTCGGACAGACAGAATGTCTCTGTGGGGGTAGTTGAGACATTTTTTAGCGGTATATACTCACCATCTAAGGTTATAACGCCGACACACTCGTTCGGGTACTCTGACTCTGCATGACGCATGGCCGCAGTGGAAGCGGCGGGGAACATTTCGGGCATCAGGGGGTCCTGAACTGTGGCAGGCGGCGGAAAACGCGGCCAAGTTTGGCAAATCTTCTCAAGGTTTTTCTCCAGGAGATTTGCGAAACTTGAAACGCTAAGTGATTGAAATTCCTCAATTCACCAAAAGCTACAGCTTTCTGTTAGCTTTCTCTCAGCTTAAGCACTTAAACTTAAACGTAAGTAAGAAAGAAAGTAACCCCCCCTTAATCCCCCTCCAGGGGGAAAATTGTAAGGAGAGGTGTTGACAATTAAACAATGATGCTCCATGTTTAACCTATGTTGAACGCAACCCGTATCCGCCTCCACCCAACTCCTGCACAGCAGCAAAAACTTGCTGTGCAGTTCGGCTGTGCAAGGTGGGTATGGAACAACGCTCTCGATCTGACGCAGCAGACCTACCGGGAAACAGGCAAAGGGCTTGGCTATCATGCGCTGAATCTTCGACTCCCTGACTTGAAGAAAGAGTTTGAGTGGCTGAAAGATGCGGATAGCCAAGCGCTTCAAATGTCTTTGATGAATCTGTCCGCATCGTTTGATAACTTCTTCGCCAAGAGGGCAAAGTACCCTCGCTTCAAGTCGAAGCACGGTCGTCAGTCTATCCAATATCCGCAGCGGGTGAAACTGGACGGAAACCGCATCTATCTGCCGAAGGTTGGTTGGGTGAAGTGCATCGTTCATCGTGAGATCTTGGGCAAGATCAAGACGGTGACGATCAGCCGGAACGCCTGCGGTCAGTTTCATGCGGCTGTCCTGACTGATGACGCCATGCCCCTTCCGTCCGTCAGCACCGAAGGCAATGCCCTCGGTATCGATGTTGGGTTGATCGATCTGGCGGTGACCAGCGACGGTTCCAAGTTCGCCAACCCCCGCCACATCAAGGCGGCGGAACGCAACCTGAAGCGCAAACAGCGCAAGCTGGCGCGCAAAGTGAAAGGCTCCAATAGCCGGGCCAAGGCACGCCGCCTTGTCGCCCGCGCCCATCAACGTGTCTCTGATGCGCGGCGCGATCATCTACACAAAGTCTCCCGCAAGTTGGTCAACGAAAACCAAATGATCGTTGTGGAAGACCTGCATGTGAAGGGCATGGTGAAGAACCCCAATCTGGCGAAGGCGATTTCCGACGCTGGATGGGGAACGCTAACCCGCTTCATCGAATACAAGTGCGAGCGTGAGGGGAAAGCCTTCATCAAAACCAACCGCTGGTTCCCATCCAGCAAGGCGTGTTCCGCGTGCGGACACGTTTGTGACAGGATGGGTTTGGAGGTTCGGCATTGGACCTGCTCTCACTGCGGCGCTTCGCATGATCGGGACGTGAACGCCGCGAAGAATATCCGCGACGAAGGATTGCGTATGTTGGCCTCGGGAACCGGGGCTTCTGCCAGTCGAGGGACGATAAGTCGGAGAAAGAAGCTAGCTTCTAGATCCGCACGTGCCAATGAAGCTGGAAGCCCATCCCTTTAGGGGTGGGAGTGTTCACCTTAAGCACTTAAACTTGCTTCCGGTATCTCCAGATGGTCCGAAGCAAAACGACGTAAAGTACGATAACGATCTTGAACAGCATATCCAATCAACTTCTGCCCATCCCAATTCCCGGAAACGCGCCCATGGGAAGTGGAGCGAACTGACCAAAGCGTAAGATACAATCTTCAATTCCCTTCCCGCACTTGTCGAGAGCAGGATTGCTTACCTTTACACCATCCTCGTTGTAATAAGAGTTTCCAGCGAAAGGGCAGGTTGCTCTCGAATAATCAAACTTACTACCATTCCAGGTACGATACCGCCACATGCAAACACGTTGTGTTGCTGGGCGTCTTGGCACCATATCCCCCCAGAGATCGAGCCCCGTGGACAACTCCCACTCGATAATGCCGGTCGAGGTGTTATGCCGGGTCTTGCGCTGGATCATGTAGATTTCGGGTGGGAAGTAGCTGTCGTAGGGGGTGGCGCCGTTGTCCAGGTTATCTTCGTAGACCTGCCAGCGGGTAACGCGGGCGCGGCGCAGGTCATCCAGGGAGATGATGCTGGCGATGATAAGCTGGGTGGCGGGCATGGACAGGGTTGGGGTCGGCTGTTCTCCGCGTCCCTGCTTCTCGAAGCCGCTGGCGGTGATTGGCAAGGGCTCGTAGGTAACGCCTTTCCAGACTGGCTTTTTGCTTCCCAAAACACCGGGGGTAAAGTGGTAAACGCCGCCGCCAAGTTCGGACATGTTGATGTCGAAAAGATCGATCAGCGTTCCGGGCGTGAGTTGTTGGGAACGGGCAAGAGGTGCTGGCATTTTTAAAGTATTTCCTCGATCTTACGTGTCATCCCACGATGTCCACGACTTCCTGGAAGCTCAGGGTCATTCGGTCGTGCGTCCGGCTGATGGCCTCCCGCGTCCATCTTTTGCAGATGAACTTCTTCGGCGTCGTATGGCGAGGCGGAAGCCACCAGAACCAATCGACGCCACCATGAAGGGCCAGGAATCCCTCGACTATATTGGCGTTCTGGATCGTAATGGCATTAATCGGGATCTCCCAGGTCTGGAGGTCCGCGTTCATGCCGCGCTTCATGCGCAGGCTGTATCCGTTGTCGTCGAAGCGGATTTCCGTGATGCGGGGTTCACGGGTTTGAGTCGGCGCGTAGGAGACCTCCGCGACGTTGAACGTCTGTGCCATTGGTTAGAACCCGGACTGATTGCGAATGCCACCCGGCCGGAAGGCGCGGTTGATCCGTTCATCGACCATGCCCTGCATCTCCCGGACGATGCCCTTGCCGAATTTTTGTCCCTGCTCCTCCGTGGCTCCCTGAGGCTGCGTAACGTTGATGGTGGGAGACAGGACCACGGTGTTGCTGTTTGCGGCGCCAGCGGGTGCCAGACTGGCCATTTGGGCGGGTGTGAAAACGCCTTCGTCCCGCTTGAGGATCGCAGGCATCTCCCCGGCTTTGAGGGCTGGTTCCTTCGCCGCTCCCGGCTTGCCTGTATGGAACCGGGGGGCCGTGGAGAAGGTCGAGCTTGGCACGGATCTGATGGGGGCCGTATCCTGTCCCACGATGCCACCGGTGTGGAACGGCATGCCGCCACCCATTGCCATGCCACCGGCCATCGCGCCACCACCAGCCATGGCACCACCCATGAACATGCTATTCAGACCCATGGCGAGCGGGATGGTGATGGCCTGGCGGACAGCCATACGAGCAAGATCCGCCGCGATGGATTTTGCCATCGAGGCAAAGGCTTCCTTGACGCCCTTGGTCCCGGTGATGATGTCCACCAAGGCATCCTCGAACGACATCAAACCGTCATGGGACAGGGAGCGCATCTGTTCGTTAAGCGTCAGGCCGCTGTCGGCAAGGCCACGCAGGGAGTCGTTCTGGCGGTTGAGTTGGTCCGTGGCAACAGCCGTATCACCGGCCAACTGGATCATCTTCTGACTATACTCGTCGGTGGCCGCCCCGTTCTGCTCAATCAGTTGGGCTTCCATCTGGAGTTCGGCGCTGCGCCGGACATAGGCTTCACCGAGCAGGCTGAGGGCACCCGTCTGGTTCTCGATGGCAACGATGCCGCGCTCTGAGCTGCCGATGGCCCGTTCCTGGGCATCGCTGTATTCGGCTATCGCCCGATTACCGCCACTCTCCACGAAGGCATCTGCTCCCTTGGTGTTGCGCGGAGTTCCCTGAGAGCGCAGTTCCTGTTCCGCCTGAAGCTCTCCCAGCCTGCGGATGCGCTCAACGCCGACCAGCTTGAGGGCTTCACGCTCCTCGTTGAGTTCATCAATGGTATCCCGGTTGGCGCGGGTGCCTTGGGCAATCTCCTTCTCCTGGTTGGCCCTGAGGCGCGCCGCCATCAGTTCTTCCAGGCTTCTGATGGCTTCATCGTTACCGACGACACCAAGCTCGATGGCCCGCTGCCTGGCCTCCTGAGCGAGGGCTTCCATGTTGGCTGCTTCGGCACTCTTGAGTTCTGCCTGCGCCATCGCCTCGATCTGGCTGATCTCATCCCGCAGATCCATCTTGGCACCCTCGAAGGCGGAGGCCGTCTTGGCGTCGTACAACGTGCCGATCAGTTCTTCCAGCTTGGCCTTCTGCCCGGCCGTCAGCTTCTCGGACAGGGCATGGACCTGGTTCATAATGGCCTGCTTGCGGGTCTGGTTCTCGACCGCCGCGGCACCTTCGTTCTGGGCCGAGGCCAGTTCCCGCTCAGCCGTGATACTTTCGGACAGTTCCCGAAGCTTTTCTCCGTAGATGTCCTGTGGCCCGGCGCGGCCGACCCGATTGCCCTGATTAATCTTGAACTGCTCGACCGATTCCCGCCCCTTCAGGGCGACGTATTGCTTGTCCTCTTCGGACAGATCCTTCATCTCGACATTGCCGAGCTTGCTGCGCAGTTCGATCAGCCCTCTGAGTTCACCCGCCTCCTTGGCCTTTTTCTCGGAGCGACCGCGCTCCAGGGCCGCCAGCTTACCCATGGTATCGACCTGGAGTTCCAGGGCGGCGTTCTCCCGCTTGCGCTCCTCCGTGGTCTTGGCGACCTCCTGGCGGGCACCGGCCTGAATAGTCGCCTGAACCTCGGCGTTGAACTTAGTTGGCCTCTCGTCATCTGGATTGATGCCTTTGGCCCGGAGGTTCTCTGTTTCCTGGAGAGCGCCGAGAAGGGCGATGCGCGGCGTTCCGGCTTCGTTGACCAGGACATTCGTCCGGCGCTGCTCATCCTGGATATTCTGATCAATCTCGGCACGCCGGGCTGACAGCATCTCAGATTTGGCGGCCTCATCATGGGCCTGGGCCAGCCTGAAGATTTCGTCTGCCGCAGCTCCGCTGATGCGGATACCGGCTTCCACGGCCTTGTTACGGGCTTCCTGGGCTATCCGCTCGGTGTTGGCGGCATCACCGCCCCGGTTGTGGGCACTGGACAGGGCATCCAGGTCCGCAATCGACTGACGCATCTCCTGGAGGACCGGACCGGCGGCGACCTGCTCCTTGACGTCGCGCAGTTCCTGGTACTTGGCCTTGAGCTGTTCCAGGCCCTCTGCGCTGACCTTGCCGTCGAATTCCTTGATCTTGGAGGCCATCTCCAGTTCGGACTTGATCTCGGCGGCAGCGGCGGCACTGCGGGTGAAGGCTTCCGCCAGCTTTTGTTGCTCCGAGATCAACCGTTCGACTTCCGCCAGGGACTTGCGCAGGTTGTCGGCCATCGGGGTGTCGTTGATGGCGCTCTGCGTTCCGGCATTGGTCATCCCGCCGGTAAAGCCGGTTTGGCCGACCATCAGGGCACGTTGGGCCGCGCGTTCCCTCTGGCGGGCAAGCTCCATCTCCCGCTTCTGCTTCTCGATGCTTTCTCCGGCGCCCATGCCGAACATACTGGCGATATCGGTTCCGAGACCGCCAAACTCGGCGCCGAGGCCGGTGGCGGCCATGGCTTCTTCGTACTTGCTGAGTTCCTTGGCCTTCTTGATGTTGTCGTCGTAGCGCTTCTGTTCTTCCCTGGCTCGGTCCCGGATGGCGGTGATGGCGGCACGGTGCTCGGCGATCTCTTCCTTGTTGCCAGATGGTGTTGCCTTAAGCTTCTCCTGGAGGGACTTCAGCTCCTTCATCGCCTGATTGTGTTCAAGCTGGGCCTTGGTCGCCTGGCTCACCGACTTACTGTAGACATAGATCGCAGCCGCTCCGGCCAGCGCCACGGAGGCCAGTGCGAACAGCGGATTGAGCATCATGAAGCGGGCGAGCAGGGCGAACTGGACGGCAAGCTCTCCGACCGCCGCCGCAATGCCCATGACCCAGCGCGTCACGCCGATACCGACCAGGCCGATGAACGCCGCCTTGGTCAATTCTGCATTCTCGACCAGCAGCTTGAAGCCTCCGATCAAGGTATCCACGGCACTCTTGAGCGCCCCTCCGAGCTGGTTGGCGGTTTCCTTGCCGATATCGCTTTTGAGGAAAGTCGAAAGCTCGTCCGCGCCGTCCGCCAGGGCCTTGAGGAAGCCGCCATTGGCAATGGTGGCCTTGATCTCGAACAGGGCGTTGTTGAAGCGCGTGAAGGCAGCAGTAGCAGTATCGACCTTATCTCCGGCAATCGCAAAATCACCCCGGATGGCATCACCAAAAACGGCGAATAGACGGTCGGCGCTGACCGCACCATTCGCCATCGCTGTGCCAAGTTCTTGAGCACTCATACCAAGTGACTTGGCGGCAATGGCGAATGCACCTGGAAGTTGTTCCGCGAGCTGACCTTTCAGCTCTTCGGACATTATTTGCCCTTTTGAGGCAAATTGTTCTAAAGCTTTAAAGGCTCGTCCGGCCTGTTCCGGACTTCTGCCGAGCAGGGCCATGGCCTGGGCGACGGCGAAGAAACTGTCCTTGGCCTTGTCAGCATCGACATTGCCGCCCTTGATGGCTGCCGTGAAGTTGACGTATTCCTTGCCGGTGTGCTGGAGGTCCACACCAAGGCGATCCGTTTCGGTGCGCAGCCGCTCCATCTCGACCTTGCCCTGCGCGCTGGAGCCGGTGGCGACGTCGAGGCCCTTCTGTAGGTTCTCCATCTCCATGCCTGCCTTGGCGATGCTCTGTCCGACCGCAACGATACCGATCCCGGCGATCATGCCGTTCATGCTGGTGAACGAGGCGCCAACCTTGCCGAAGGCTTCTGACAGCTTCTGCGCGTGCTTGACCGCCAGGCTGGTATCGAAGACTGGCATTGCCAACCGGGACAGCTTCTTCATCGACTGTTCTATGGCGACAGAGGCGTCATAGGTCGATGCCCTGGAAGTGGCCAGCCGCTGGGTTACCTGCCTCCGGGTTTCCGGCATCGGGCCAACGAATGCTGGGGAACTGGGCGGTGCCACCATGGACCGGCGTTGCTGCTCTGCACGCGCGGTCTGGGACTGGGCCTGTCGAGAAGCACGGTCCCTGGCCCGGTTCTCCGCTTCTGCCCGAATAGCCGGGGCCGCCGTCTGGGCCGCGGTCGGTCCGCTGGCGGGTGCCCGCGTGGTGGTGACGCCCCGCTTGGCTCCCAGCTTGTCAAGCGCTCCCTGAGTCCGCTCAGCCTTGTCGGCAAGCTTCCCCAGCGCCGCTTCCAGGGCCGTGATGCCGGAAAGGGCCTTAGAGCCATCGACCAGAAGCTGAAGATGGGCGTCTCTCTCTGTCATGCGGGCGGCACCTCAGGGGACTTGTCTCTATCGCCGAAACGCTCTCCGGGAACCTTCCCGGCTGGGAACTGGAGCAGCGCGTTCATCAGGTTGCGGCTCATCTCGGGGTCCGGCCCGGCTGCCGTCTCAACGGCTTCCTTGGCTTTGACCTCGATCTGGCGGGATTTGCGGTAGGGCGCCAGCATCTCGGACAGGCGGGGCATGTCCTTGACGCGGCTGAAGTAGCCGACATGCCAGGCGGTGTGCATGAAAAGCTCATTCTCATCGAGCCGGATTTCGTTATAGGCTTCGACGCAGAGCCGGGTCTCGAAGGGGGTCTGTTCCCAGAATGCGGCAGTCGGGACACCGGCCCGGTAAGCCGTCCTGAGGACGCCACTCACCCCTTTGTCGCCGCCTTCCTGGGAGGGTTTTCCGCTTCAGGCTCCTTCTGCTCCTTCTCCGGAGGCAGCTTGGCGCCGAACCAAGAGTAGTTGATCATGTCAGAGACCTTCTCGATCGCAGGCTCGATCGCCGGAGCCTCGTCCATGATCCTGTCCGGCGTCATGTCGTCATGGCCATGCAGACAGATCGAGATGATAGTCGCCAGCGTCTTGACGTCCATCAGGTCGTAGCCATCGGGATAGAGTTCCCTGATCTGGGCGATACCATGCCAGTTCAGGCGCATGACGTAGGTGGCGCCGCCGATCTCGATCGGAACGGTGCCACGGACAGGGTTGTCCGTCTTGTCGGGCAAGGTTTGTCCCTCAGGAGGTTGAAACGAAAAGGAAAGCAAAGATCAGCGGACAGCCATACGACGGCGCAGGGCAGACCGGAGTTGACCGTGGAGATGACCCCGAACCCGCTTCGGCATCCGGACCCACAGTTCAGACAGCCTGACGGCTTCCTGGTGCTCGGCAGCCGTCGCCATCAAAGCCTCATCAATGGCTTCCCACAGTTCCGGATATCCAACTTCGGAAAGCCACTTCGAAGCGGTCGTCATCGCGGCCTCATCTCGCGTAGGCATACAGTTTCCAGGCGGGCATCACGAAGACATAGTGATGCTCGACGCCGCTGAACATCTCAGCCGGATCGAGATCGCAGGCCACCTCAACCACGGCATCCCGAAAATCCTCATCGTCGGTCGGCGGCACAATGTCAGTGATTGTGGCAGCCCGGCCGAAATAGGTCACCCGCTGTTCCAGTCGGTACGGCAGGATCGGGTCCGCCGCGACCATGGTATTCTCCATCGTCATCGCCATGATCCGGTTGCCATCCTCGCCGCGCTGATCCATCAGGACGCGATAACTGAAGTCAACAGGACCGCCATAGACATCATGGACGGTCCCGAGACCCTTGGGGTCACCATGGACGACGGTGACCCGCTGACCGAGCAGGAACTGGGACATCACTTGTCCGCAGCCCCTGGCTCGATGTAGATCCGCGCCCTGACCATGCAGTCCTTGGCCTCCAGGAGCTTGCGCAGGCCCACCGTGCGCTCGGGATTGCTCGGCAGGGTGTCCACCATCTCCTGGGCTATTTCGTTGAAGCGCTGGCTGATGCCCTGGAGGTGCGGCGGTAGGTGGGCATAGCCGAAGAACTGCAACATACGGTCATACATGCAAAGCTCCGGACATGGAAAAGGGCGGCTCCGAAGAACCGCCCTTGGGATTTCATGGTGAAGATGGTTAGAGGAGAGAAGGTTGATCCTGGTCGGCGATGGGATGGGTGGGAGTGGCTGCGGCGTGTCTAACGCACCAATTTCTCGCTGTTACGGCGCTGACACCGTACTTTTTCCCAAGTGGTCTGTATTCCATTCCAGCAGCACGGTCGGAGATCAGTGCAGAGATCTGTTCCGGTGTCAGGATCGTGGATTTGCCGCGCGTCTTGTCGTTAAGAGCGCGGAGGTGGTCATGGTGCGCGAGGTTGGCTTTCATTTCTGCTGACTTTTGCGCGCGACGTTCTTCAGAGTGCTTCTTTCCTCTGTTTGCCGCAGCCGCCATGCGCTGTATTTCTGGTGTCATTGCGCCACGCCTTATATTCGCCTGACGTATCTTCTCTCCTGTTTCCGCTGTGAATGCCGCAGATCCAGCGTATTTTCGAAGGATCTCCTTATGAGCCTCAGACCTTGTGCGCCCCCTATTGGCTGCTCCAATCTTGGCAGCCTTTTCTGGACTGCAAGGAATGCCCAAAGTAGATCCTGCTACCTTGGAGATATTGTACCCTATATCTGGATTGTATGCGGTGAAACGATCCAGATATTCTTGTTCTGTTTCTATCAGAAGACTCTCAGAAACGCGAACCTGGATGTCGAAGCAAAAAGCGCCTGATCCATATTTCCTCCAGGCGCTTTGCAGGTGGCGGTTAGGATGAAGACCTCTTTCAAGGTTCCATCGGTGGTCTAACCATCTTTGACCAAGGTTAACAGCACTTCCTATGTAAATCTTGCCATTAACCGCGTTGGTGATTTTGTATATGCCGCTGTCACGTTTTCTTTTCATGCCATGATTATAGCATCACGGTGATGAATGTCCAGACAATAGGCGGATATACTTGATTTTTACTGGCTTATGGACCAAGTCCAGCGAAATCCCAAACCACGCTCCCCGTGATTTCAAGTGTAACTGTTGCAGTTGTAAGTGCATCTACGCCGCCGCCGATGGTAAAGCCCATCACGTAAGCGGCGAACGTTGCCGTACTGTTCGCTGCATTGCTGAACGTGATCTTGAAGTTTTTCTTAATCTGCGCTGCACGGTCAGCAAGTAGAGCCTGTTGTCCGGTATCCCCAGGAACAAAATTCAACTCTAGCGTGAGCTGACCTTCGTCCTGCAACCCTAAGACCTTTTCCTTCCCTGTACTCAGCAACGTAGTGGCATCAATGACTGCCGCACTACCACCTGGGCCTGAAAAAGAGCGAATTTCCGCAAGGGAAGTGTATGTGCCAGGAGTCGTACCCTCTCGGGCGATGATCGTTCCCTGGGCGTTGAACGCATTACTGGCTATTGTAGCCTCCTATGTAACAGAGATGTTGAAGAGTGGGCAACAAAAAACCCCGCCGAAGCGGGGTTTTAGATCTCTGCCTAGTGGCAGGATTTTATATGACGTGTTTCCACCGTCTGTTTTTCCGAACGCCTTGTATCAAGCCGTGTGAAACGCCGTATTTTTCAGCCAACTCCCTGTCTGAATACAATCCAGCATCCCGTCTGATGGCTCTAACATCATCATCTGTTAGCTTAGCGGAGACATGATCAACGCCTCTGCAATTTCTTTCCTTGGAAACCATATCATCAACGTTGTCCTGATGGGTTCCTAGGAAGAGATGGTCTGGACGGACACATGCAGGATGGTCGCATTTATGAAGCACAAACTGACCATCTGGAATCGGTCCATTCTCCAACTCCCACGATACGGCATGGGATGTTGTAACATCACTGGCTTTTGAGCCGGACATGTTGATCATCCCATAGCCGAACTTATGCAAGGCTCCGGTGAAGACCCAACAATCCCCATTCGGCCCATGGCCAGCGGTTTTGTCCACCTTGCTGTAGAGTTTGCAACGGTTCGAGCAGTAGCGTGCCCGAGATGCCCTCTGCGCACCAGGCTTCAGCGTCGGCGCCGGAATAGGGGTCTGGCAGTTCTGGCACAGAACTACCCGGCTCTGCCGCTTCTTCTCCACCCGCTTTTCTCGATTGACCTCTTCGCTTTTAGACCACGTAGCCTTAGCACGCTCAGGATCTGCCTCCCGCCACTTGGCGGCGTTTTCCCTTACACACTCCACGCACGCACCGGAATTCACATTGCGTTCAGCAATATGACCGCGAGAACATGCTTCACCTGTGAAGTATCTCTTAGATCCGGAAGCTATCGCCTCGTCTATCGTGACAAGCGGACGGTTTTCGGGTATGAATTCGGTAGCCATTTTTCCTGGTCCTTTCAGGAGTTGATGGTAAGGACCGGTCAGGTGCTTGAGACACCTTTCCGGTCCGCTCTCAGTATAGCACAAAATCACGCCACCGCCACCGGCAACCCGGCCACCAGCCTCAGCCAGTGCTTGCCGTCTGAGTAGGCAACGCAGGGGGCGCCGACATTGCCGTCCGTCACGCGGACGAGCCAGTCCTTGTGGGTTGTGGCGTCTGGCAGGGTTTCGACAGTGTAGCAGGGCAGAACCATGGCGTGGCGAGCCTTAGGTGGCGGCGACGGCGGCACCAGGAACGATGCGGAGCCACGAGGTTCCGTTCGACACCGCGATGCAAGGAGCGCCAGCATTACCGTTGGTGACCCAGATCAGCCGGTTGGGGTGGCCTGCGGCGGATGGCAGGGTAGTGGTGGTGTAGGTCGGCAGGGTGTGGGTCTTGTTGGCGGCTTCCGCACCCATGCGGCCGGGCTGTGCATCGTTAGACAGGGCCATGGCTGTTCTCCGTCGTGGTGGGTGGCGTGATCAGGCGGCGGGAGGTTCCGGAGGCGTCTGAGGCTCCGGTGCCTTCGGCTTGTCCGGAACAGGAACGGTGGTATCGAAGGTCAGGGTGCGCCACTCGATGCCATCGGAGAAAGACAGGCAGAGCACGGAGCCGTCCGCACCGGTCACGGCAACCAGCCGGTTCGGATGGTTGGCCGGGGGCGGCATGAATTCCAGGGGGATGGACGGAACGGAGAAGGGCTTGTCCGGCTTTTCCGGTTTCTCAGGCTTCTCGAACTTGTCCGTCTTGTCCGGCTTGCCGGGCTTGTCGTCCTTGAAGAAGGGGGATGGCATGGCTAGACCTCGTCCTGGTGCTGGTACGGCTGAGACGCTGGCAGCCAATCTCCGACCGGCTTGCCGTCCCTAAATTCGAGATCGTCCACGTAGGTCATCGGCAACTCATCGATGCCGTCGTAATAGGGAACGATCTGAAAAGGGATGCGCTTGATCTGGGTGACAAGCTCGTCAAGTTCCCGGTGGACGAGCCAGCGCGGTTTATCCGGCGTGGACAGGACCTCATCCCGACACAGAACCCGCAGCCATCCCTCGTCGTCGTTGAATTCAGTGACCCCGGAAATGATAAAGCCAGTGCTGGGATCGAGCGCGCGGTAGGGGCAGATTACTTCCTCATCCGGATGCTCTTCCACGAAAGCGCGTGTCCATTCGGTAACTTTGAAGTGCATGGCGTCAGGCCGCTTTCTGTTCATCGTAGGAGAAGACGATGCGGACCTGGGTCTGGTCCTTGGCATCATCCCCCTGACCGACCTCCAGCAGGCTGCCGGTGCCGGTGGTGAGATTGCCGAAGATCTTGCCCTCCAGGATGTTCAGGACCATGTGGGACAGATCCGAGGAGGCCCTGGTGCCACTTCCCAGAGGCACGAAGATCTGCACGAAGCAGATGCCACGCCGCTCGAAGTTCATGATGTTGCCGGACCAGGAGCGCAGGCGGGATTCCGCATGGATGATCGTGAAGCGGACCCATTGGCTATCCGGCATGGGTGGCGTGGTGTTGCCCCACGCAATCGGCGTGGTGTTGCCCCAACCGTTCTTGAACGCGGTTTCCAGGATGGCCTTGGCCTCACTTGGGGACACCTAGGCGGTCACTTCATCTCTTGGAGGGCGGCATCGACGGCGAACGACATCATGCCGCCGGGAGCCTGCGTGCTGCTGCCACCTTCTAGCGTCTCGATATAGTGGACGTTGTTGCGGATGAAGATCATCTGGGCAAAGCGGTAGGCGGCGGCGACGGCAGCGATGTTGCCTTCGTTGATCTGGATCGCCTCGGCACGGGTGCTGCCCTTGGAGCCCGCGGTATAGTCTGGCTCTATCATGGAAGGCGAGTTGATTTGGGCGACCCAACCGCTCATGGCGCGGGATGTGTCTATGGGCGTGTGCTGGTAGGCGGCGCGGTGGGCCGCCGCCGCGACCCGCTTGACCCAGAGCGTATGCTGGAGTCGAACGTCCCGTGTGAAGTTCCGCAGTTGATCCCGGAACAGGCGGATGGTTTGGCGGGCCATCAGTTGCGGCCCTGGCGAGACGGCTCCTCGTCCCTTTCACTGAGGATTTCGAGCCAGTGAATCCACGGAGAGATGGACAGGCCGATGACGATGCAGAGCCATGCCTTGATGAGATAGGCGGGCGACTTGGCGGTTGCTTGTGAAGAGACCGGCTCCGGGGTGCGCGGCCGAAATTGTAGAACTGTCATGGGAAACTCCGCCCAGCGGAAAAATCGGCCTGGATTGGCCGTTCCTTGATCGGTGTGGTCGTTTCTGTGACTGTGCCCGTGTGGGGAGGGGCATCAGCCCCGGCTCGCAATGAGCGATTACAGACCCACCTGTGCGGGATTGGGTATACCGCAAAGGGCAGCAGTAGTCCAGCCCTATCACGATTGTCGTATATCTGGTCTGCCATGAGCAGGAGACAGGGTGGGAATCAGCGGCGAAGCATGAGTTCATGATAGATCGGCGGATCATACAGATCCCCGGTTGCTCGCATAACGCGCCAGACCTGTCCGGTGGGCAGGGTGACGCTGTCTCCCTGCTCGGGGCGGAACGAGATGTCTTTGCCCCGGATGATGCACTGAAGATCTCCGACCCGGATGTCGGTGCCGTCGATCAGTTCAGCCTGGAAATTGGTCAGGACGCAATCGACCGTAGCGGCCAGGACGTTGTCCGTAGTGGTGCCGGTTTCCGGACTGTAGACGCCGCGCGTGATGCGTCTGACCGTGACAGACTGCTTAAGGTCTCCGAGTGCGGCCCAGCCGGTATCGAGGGCGGCGCGCACGCTGTCGAGGACGGTCATCAGGAACTTCCCATGCGGTGGGAGAGGGTAAGGGCGCCGCTGGCGAGTTCGTGGTAGTGGGTTCCGTCATCGCTGATCCAACCGGTCCCGACCGTTCCACGGGGATTAACCGTGACCATGCCGAAGGCGACCAGATCTCCGTGACGTGCTCGATCCAGCAGATTGATCAGCAGGGAGACGATTTCCTGGTTGCCGGTCTGTCGGTTTTCCAAGACGTGAAGCTCGGCACCGCCTTTGACCTTGATCCTGCCGATACGGCACCCGTTGCTATTCATGGCCGGACTCTCCCCTGACGATCAGTTCAGATTCAGTCTCAACCCAGACTCTGGCCCCGCATGACAGCGGCTTGCGCCCAGAACCGTCCCCGGCGTAGACGACCCTGGACGGCCCCAGGATCACGACTTCGTGGGCGTAACGGTTGAGCTTGCCGCTCTTGACCGTCAGGACCGGATTATTTTCCCCGCTTTTGTGGTTCTTTTTAATGATTGCCTGATTAACGTGGATGCGGTGCGTTGTCATCGGATCAGCCTCGCGCTGCCGTAGCCGAAGCGGGGAATGCCGTAGTCAAGCAGCCAGGCCACGACGCTGCGCGGGATGACCGGGACGGAGGCGCTTGAGGTGGTGGTGCCACTGCTGCTGGTCGTGCTTGATCCACTGCTGAGAGTCAGCGCGATTGGTCCGACCTGGATCTTCTCGACCGTACCGGCGCTGCTGCCCTGGTCCGCGCTGCTGCCGGTAGCGCTGCCGCCCGCATCAACGCGCTCTCCCAGGATGCGGGCCAACTCGGCGGTGGCGCATTTGATAAAATTGGGCAGGGGGGCGGTTGGCATGACGAAGCCGTCACGGTCCTTGACGCCCCAGCGCGGAAACTCCAGTCCCTGGAAACGGGAGATCCGGCGGCCATGAAAGTCGAAGGAATTATCCAGCGTCTGGGACGCGGTTATCAGCCTGATCTGCTTATCTATCAAATCGAGGTCGATCCAGTTCTGACCATCGACTTGCATCTGATTAAAGGCATCTGCAAATTCGACTGTACAGTAAGAATTGGCAGACTCAACCCCGAAGCCGGTTTCAACGACGAACGGCATGGGTCAACTCCTATGAAAACCATTGATTAGGCCGAAGACGAGGAGCAAGAAACCGGTCAGGATGACGCAAACCTGTATCGCCCTAGTCAGTCTTGGATAGAGTTTGCTGCTAAAGAAACCGGCCAGGGCCAGCCACAGCGCCGTTGAAACAACTACAGCCAAGACCCAGGGAAAGTTCATCTGAACAGTAATCCGGGAGACACCGTTTTTTACCGCAGATGAGATCGGTTTGAGCCTCATCAGGTCCACAGGATTATCCCAAATGGATGCTTCTGGTGCCGACACCCGTCATGTTGAGAAACGAGATCACCAGCCAGAGCAGAACGAAAATGATGACGGCAATATTTAAAATGCGCTTTATGTTGGGTTCCATTGGAACGTAAGCGTTGATCAGATAGAGCGCGATGCCGACGAAGACGAGGACGACAATGAGGGTGATCAGGTCCATGGTCAGGCTCCTTGGGGAATGGGGGGTTTGATCAAGGCTTTTTTGATTTCGAAGCTTCCAGTGAAGACTGTGGTAACATCGTCACTGGCATCAATTGTTTCCAGTTCATGATAGAATATACCACTTAAGAAAAGGGTATCTTCTGGAGACAAAACGACCGTGACCAGACCGTTGAGGTCGTCGTCGATCTCGATGCCGCTCTCTTCCGTCTTTGATAAAATCGGGGTTGAGGAAAACTGACCGGGAGCCTTGAGCCGGGAGGCTTGCCAACGAAGCTGGGCGCCGACCAGTTCCAGGGGGGAGCCATCCTCCTTCTTGAGCGCGAAATGGATGTATTTTGTATCTCCCTGGTGTAGAGAGAAATCCATAGAATCCTCCTGGAGGTTCACTGAGAGACGACGAGAAGCTCGCTCTCAAGGTAAACATGCGGGGCGGCCTGACCGATCTGATCTGCCACGAGATAGACATGCGGGGCAGACTGGCCGATCAGGGTGACGGGACCAGGCGCCACGGCCTCCAGGAATACCTCCCCGATGATGGTGATGGCACCGGGAACGATAGTTCTGCCGGTAGCTGCTTGGGAAAGCCGCGGCAGCGTGACATTGCTGACGGCATCCCTGGTCGGCAGGACGACCAATCCATCTGCTGTAAGGCCGAGCGGCTGCCATCGGATGGCACCGAAGCCGGAGCGGACAGGTAGGGTGTAAGATGCCGCTGCCTCTGCATGGAACAACGGCAGGGAGGTTTCGCTGGTGCCATAAATGCCGGGAGGCATAGCCTGACCGGCGGAAGCGTGACGTAGCAGGCGCAGAGAGACAGATCCGACGCCTTCCCGCGCGGGCGCCGTCCGGGTGCCTGCCGACACACCGGATACCGCCTTGAAGCGAACGGTAGAAACGGCCGTCCGGACCGGGATGGTCCTGGTGCCTATAGAGACGGCATCGAGCTTCTCCAGCCGAAGCGCCGAGACTGCATTGTTGGCCGGAGGAGACGCTGAGCCGGTAGCGGCATGGCCCAACCGGGGCAGGCTGGCGAAACCGGCGGCGGTGCGCTCTGGAATGCCGCGCTGTCCGACTGCGGCAGCACGGACGAAAGTCAGCTTTACCGAGGATACGGCGGTGATGGCCGGAACACTGCGGGTTCCCGAACCATCTCCGGTCAGGCGGGGCCAGACCAGCAGGCTGATCCCATCCAGGCCACCGATGCCACGCTGACCGGCAGCGACATGGACCGGCAGCCGTAGCGTCACAGCCGATGTGGCGGTCCTTTGCGGCGACGTGCGGCTGCCGGTTCCGTCTGAGATCGGCCGAGGCAGGGAGACGCTGCTGAGCGCCACGATATCCGGAGGCTGGCGCGTTGCGCTGCCGGTGGCGGTCAGCTTGGTCCAGAGCACCGCACCGCTGGCGATCCGGTCCGGGATCGCCCGGGTGCCGGCGGATAGCGCCGTAGCTGTCGGCAGGCGGCCGGAGGCGGTGGCGGTGCGGGCTGGGATCGTGCGGGAGGAGAGGCCGGTGCCGCTCAGTTTGGGCAGGACGGCGGCAGCGGTTCCGGTTCTCTCCGGGATGGTTCTCTGCGCCGCCGCCTGCACCGACAGCTTCGGGAGGGTGGCGGTGGATGAGGCCACTCTGTCCGGGATGGTGCGGCTCGCCGTGACGCTCGTGGCCAGCGGGCGTAGGGTGACGGCGGAGGTGGCGATCCTTTCTGCGATCCACAGGAAGTGGCCGGACACGCTTGGACGCGGTGCAATCAGCGTCGCGGACAGGGTTCTCTGCGGAAAAACCTGGAGTGCCGTAGAGGAGAGAGTCGGCTTCGGCGCCTGCAATGCCGCTGCCAGGCTTCTGGCCGGGAAAGTCTGGGTTGCGGTGACAGCGGCCGTGGGCTTCGGCGAGACAAGGGCCGCCAGCAGGGTCTTTGCCGGGAAAGTCTGGGTCGAGGTCGCGACCAGGGTCGGCTTTGGGGAAACCAGCGCAGCCACGCCGGACTGCGGAGCGATTGCGGACTGGCTTGCCAGAGCCGTGAACGACGGCTTGGGAGCAACAAGGGCTGCGGACAGGGTCCTGGCGGGAAAGACCTGTTGTGCTGTCGACAGGACAAGCGGTTTTGGCGCCGTGAGGGCGGACGACAGGGACCTTACGGGAAAGACCTGGATCGATGAAGCGGAGACCGTTGGTTTCTGGACCGTCAGCGCCGCAGCGGCAAGACGGGTAGCTTGGGCGATACCGGCAACGACGGGCTTGGGAGCCACCAGGGCGGACAGCAGGGACCGGGCCGGAAAGACCTGGGTAGAGAGCGCCGACACGGTCGGCTTTGGAGAAACAAGGGCGCCGGATACCGAGCGAGAGGGAACCGCGGCCTGCTGGACGGAGACCGACACAACAGGCTTCGGAGAGACGACGGCGGCAACGACATTCCGCGTAGGAAATACCTGCGTTGCCGTGGATGTCAGGGTTGGCTTAGGCGAGAGGAGGGACGCCGTTGCCCTGCGGGTTGCGGTGGCGGTAGCCGCGACAGTTGGCTTCGGAGAGACAAGGGTGGAAGAGAGGGACCTTGCGGGGAATGTCTGGGTTGAGGTTACCGCAATCGTCGGCTTTGATGAGATCAAAGCGGCCGTAACGGACCTGGTCGGGAAAACCTGGGTGGATGTCGCAGAGATCGTCGGCTTTGAGACACTGACCGCAGCCGTCAGGGTCCGGGTGGGAAATGTCTGCGTTGCCGTGGACGCTAGGGTTGGCTTGGCCGAGACCAGGGTTGCCGTCGCAACGCGCGTCCTGTTGGCCGTGGCGGAGACGGTTGGCTTGGAGGCAATGAGAGCCGCAGAGACGGTGCGGGTTATGGAAGTTTGTGTCGCCGTCGCCGCAATCGTTGGCTTCGGGCATGTCAGGTCTGCCGTAGCGTAACTGGTCGCGGCAGGTGCCCTACGCGCATCCAGGCCATTGGTGTAAATGCTCGCAATCTGGTCGTCGGTCAGCGCCTGATCGAAAATGAAAAGCTCGGCCAGGCCGCCGTCAAAATTTGATTTGAACGTGGCGTTACCGACAAACATGTCGGTGGTCCACGTATTTCGTGTGGCGACCGTATCAACCCGTGACTGCTTGACGCCGTTGACAAAAAGCTCAACTACGCCGGTTGCCGATGTCCAACGGCCAACACAATGCTTCCACGTCCCATAAGACAGGTTCGCATCATCATAAGAATAGGCTGTCGCGCCGTTGCCGGATGAGAAAGCCCGGAAAATTATCGTGCCTTCGACAACAAACTGAAAATTGGTGTCCTTGCTCCAGATACCACCGTCGCCACTCGTCTCGCTATCGACGCGCATCCAGCCGCCGAGCGTGATATCCCCATTTGTGACGCCGTTTTTGCCGGGGAAGCCAGCCGACATGGCGGAGTCGGCCAGAGTGAACTGCTGAGAATTGGCTTTAACGAATTCGGCACTGTAGTAGTCATGCGGCCCGGTGCCGCGCGTCGGGGCACTGGCACTAGGGACTAGAACATCGCTGGACCCGGCAGAACTGGCACGATTTCCGCTGGTTTCAGCAAAGTACCACCAAGCGACCGGCTTTGCCCCCGTGCCGTCTGTAAAGTTCTCCGCCGAGGCAGCAGGCTCCAATAGCAGACTCGACCCGTCTTCAAGCAGGAGTGTATCCCCGCTTTCAAGTAAGATCATGTCCATGGATCAGGCTCCCCGGCTATCAGTCATGGCCGGTCTTCGAAATGAGAACAGGTCAGATATCTGTTTCGATGTAGATGCGGTTTAGTTGAAGGTTCTGGTTCGTCCCTGCGACACCGATGCGAGTCTGAACGTGAAAGTTCAAAAACACGGTATTCGTCGGCAGATCCGTAGTGTAAATGGCATTGTCCAGAGCCACCGTCTGCGTGCTCTGATTGTAGACTCTGACACCGATAAAAGATGCGTTTGCCGGGGCATAGAGGGTAAGATCAAGGACGGTGCTGGTGTCTCTGGGGGCTGCCGCACCAAGAGACACCTTTGTGGCGGAACCAGATGCGTCGTTCCGCATAACTTGCCAGCCGTTCACGATGGCGTCTGTGGAGTCATAGCCAATCCCAATCATGTCCGTCAGCCCCGATGCTTCGCCTCCTAACACAGCGAGAGATCCGGCCAACCCGATGAATGTCTGATGCCCCAGCGCATTGCTGTTCTGACTAAATCGAAAGAATGCGGTGAATCCGCCAAGGTTCGCGGCATTGCCACGCCAAACCTGAGCAACGTTTCCTCTTATTCCGCAGGTGGTGCCGACCGTTGTCGCCGTAGTGAGCCAGTTTGTCCGGCGCATCGCCGTTTGCATATTGGTTGAAGCAAGAGCCGGGTTGCTGGCCGTCCCTACAGACGTGACTGTGTTTCCCATGATCGTCCCGGCAACGGCTCCCACAGTCGGCTGCCAGAGCATGAGGTTGTTGTTGATCAAGGACGGCTGGAGAAAGCAGTCCGTGCCCGTTTCCCCCATCCATTCTGGCATGACCCGCCCGGCGTAGGAACGGGAGAACATCTTGATCGTATTGGCAGCAGATGCAGACACAGATCCTGTTGCCTGTGCCGTCATGGTGAACGGCTCCGGCGTGTTCCGGATATCTGCTGCCGTCGCAACCTTGGTGACTCCACTCTGGACAATCGGGATCTGCGCGGTCCCCGCAACAGGGGTGGTCACTGCGGGAAGGGCGGAGATCTTGGTATTAGCCATTTATGCAGATCCCTTCAGGGCCGAGTGGTTCACTGATCCCCGGTGTTTATCGGAGATATCTCTCCAATCACCGAGAGAACCTTGCTTAGGTCAGCCGACGCACTAAAAATAGGCGGAACTGTGGTCTGAATGCCGTATGCTATCTTATAATCCATAGTGTCAAGAATTGTCGCGACACCCTGCCATTGCGGCGTCGATGAAACGGAACTCCAATCTTCATTTCCATTGCTATCGAGAGACACAGTGATGTCTGGGTAAAGGAGCTTAAACAATGCCCCAGTATTTCCACGAAACGACATTTTCTTTTACTCCCAATTGCCTGTTACGAGGTGACGGCGGGAACGTCTATCAGGGTTTGCAGCACGGCAGCTTCGTTGAGCGGCTGAGCCAAAGGATAATTCACCCTCACGCCCTGCAAGATTTTTTGCTCCACCGTCAAGAGCAGGGCTTTCACACCCTGCCACTGAGGAATTTGTTCCATGGCGGTTAGATCGATAGTCGTTGGATTGGCATAGAGAACCTCAATATCCGGATACAGCAGAGTGAATAGTGTCTCGATATCTACAGGATTTGCCATGGAGTTTTCCTTGAAGAATTGATGTGCGGGGAGGGGGCGGGCAGTGACCCGGAGACCATGCGAATGAAGGTATTTTGGGGATCAGGTCGTCGGCATGGTGACGGTCAGACCGGTGATATTGATCGGCGCATTCTGGACAATGGGAACGCTGTCGATCGTCATCTCCCCACCGCTGCCGGTCACCGTCACGGTGCCCTGGAACATCACCGTGGTGCCGTCAGACTTAAAGGCCCGGAAGTGGGTCGGCGTACCGCCCGCATCGGCGGCGCTGTCACTGGTGATGGCAGCAGCCGTGATGATCCGGCCGCCGGTCGTAGCACCGGGGGCTCCGAATGCAGTCGCATTGAACCGGGCATCTCCGACCAGCAGTGTGCCGGTAATGGCGGCATTGGCGGTGGCGGGGGCGGTCCCACTGTAGATCCGGATATAACCGGTATTGCATGAGGTCGAGAAATTGCCAGCGAGCATGGCGTCAGCACCCGCATCAGAAAGGATCATCTGAGTCTCCTGGAGTGGTGGTTCATTGGCCGAGTTGACGGATCTGGAGGGACACGTCCCTCTCGAAGCGCTGGCCGTCCGTGATATCGATGGTGCAGGTCAGGAAGTGGGTCTCCCCTGCCCCTTCCCAGTTCGTTCGGTTCTGGTCTTCCGGATCGATCTCCAGCCACAAGGTCACGTTGGAGAAATCATAGCTCATGGCACGGATCTTTAAACCGGCCAGGATGGCAAGGCCGGACAAGGCGATGTTAACGGTTTCTATCTTGTTGTCAGCGCTGACCAGTTCTGTGGCACAGTTGATCGTGTAAGCTTTCTTTTCTCCGGGATCGAGTGGTGAGCGCCAGGAGACACGGGAACTACCGTTACCGAAATCCGCGGTTCTCCAGGTCGGCGCATTGATGTGCGGAACGACCTCTGGCTGTCCTGGAAGCGAACGATGGAGGCTTCCGGCATGACGCAACAGCGGCAGCCTGAGCCCCAGGGTTCCGATACGGTTTGGAACCGTCCGGCTTGCCGTCGCGGTCACCTTGGCCAGCACCAGACGGACGGCGGAGGAACCGATCCGAATGATCTGGGTCTCGAAGGCGCCCAGCGCACTGACCGTAAGGGCACGCCAGGTGATGGCGGAGGTTGCCGTCCGATTGGGAACCGTGCGCGTCCCAGAAGCTGTTTGCCGTGCAACGATGAGACGGACGGAGGAGGAACCGATCCTCGTCGTTGTCGTGCCCACCGTGCCGAGAGCAGTTTGGACCAGAGCGCTCAGCCGGACGGCGGAGGTTGCCGTCCGAATACCGATGGTTCTCGACCCGGACGCAGCAGCTTTCAGGATGGGCCACAGGACCGCGGAAGAACCGATCTTGGCGGCTTGGTTCTGGACGGAACCGAGAGCCGCCTGGGTAAGCGCGCGCAAGGCCACAGAGGACGTTGCGGTGCGCGCTGGGATGGTTCTGGCTCCGGCGGCGGTAACCGTCAGCGCCTTCAAGACAACCGCACTGGTGGCCGTCCTGACGGGCGCTGCGCGGGTGCCAGCAGCAACGGTGCTGAGGACCGGCAAGCGGACCGCAGAGGTTCCGGTAGCACTTGTCAGGGAGGTAACTTCGAACGCCCCGATGCTGGGTGTCCCGGAAAACAGGCTTTGGCTGTAATCCAGGGTTCCTGCTGGAATGGCAGTGCCCGCCAGGCGCCCGACCGATCCAGTGGCCAGGTGATAGTCCCCAGCAGCGGCATTGACGAAGGTAGGGTTGGTCGAGATCGAGTTGGACGTACCGCCCCAGTTGCTCTCCCAGGCGGACAGGGTGCTGTACTGGGTACCGTTGGTGTTGAAGAAGTTAGTCCGGTTCGGGCCGATGATATTATGGTCGAATGTGGCAGCACCGATTCCGGTCGCGCCATTATCTGCCAGAACGACCCAGCCCGTGGTGGCATAGACGATGTTGTTGTAGAATTGATTGCCGGTGAAGTGGGAGCCGTTACCGTTGGAAATATTGAAACCGCCCTGGCAGTTGATCAGGGTATTGTTGTAGACAAGATTGTTGTCGCAATTCCGGATGATTGCGATACCCGGATAGTACAGAGTGTTGATGACGAGGTTGGAGTAGACGCGAACTGCATTGCAGTCCTCAATCTGGACACCCCAGGATGTCGTCCTCTCAATCTTGTTGCGCCGCGCAATGCAATTGAGTCCAACTGTATCGAACCAGATGCCCTCTCCGTGGGACAGGTCCCCGTCATTACCCTCGTCGTGGACGTAGTTATCCTCTACGATGCAATCGTTGATTTCCCGACCGATCGGCCTGATGCCCCCAGTGTAGGAGAAGACACCATTCTCCTTGACGCGGGGCTGCCAGCAATTGCCGTATGTCTCGTTACGCTGGATTCTGATGCCAGCCATGCTGGTGGCATAGTTTCCGGCGACCGTTATGCCACAGGCGCCATTGTTGTAGCACAGGCAGTTGCTGATCTCGAAACCGGTCGTGCTGAGATTGGTATGGGTATAGACGTGAATGCCATTCTCAGAAGCATGGGAGAACGTGCAGCGGCGAACAATGCAGTTGTTGTTGGTATCGGCGAAGAAGTTGGCCTTATAGGCTCCCCTGACCCAGATATCCTCGAAGGTCCAGTAGTTCGATCCCTGGAGGCGGACCGGATAGACGCGGGTGGCAACTTCGACAGTATGGCTCGATGGATTGGCATCGGCCAGGAGCCGGATGTATTGGCGGGAGGTGGCAGCATCCCACCATTCCTTACCTGCGACGACGTCTTCCTTGAGTTGGACCCACTGGAGCGGTGTACCATCGACGAAGACGGCACCCGGTTTCGATCCATAAGACTTGTAGTAGAGCGTCGGCCCACTGGTGACACGGGCGCCATTAAGGCCGGTATTGTAGATCGAAAGGATATTGGCGTCGGTCATGGCGACGTCGGAGGCGAACAATTCCGCCACGGCGCCATCGAAGTTAGATTTAAAGACGCTGTTGCCGACCATGAAGCCGCCGGTCGAGGTATTCCGGGTGGCAATCGTGGCCGGGGTTTTCTTTACGCCGTTGACGAAGAGCACCATCTCTCCGGTGCCCTGGGTATAGCGGCAGACATAGTGCCGCCAAGTCCCGGCGCTGTAGGTCGTGCCCTCCCCGGAGAGACCGACCGTGGCGTTCCCGGAGGAGAACACCCGGAAGATAACCGTCGAGCCTTCGATTATGAGCTGGAAGTTGGTGTCCTTGCTCCAGATACCCCCGTCCCCGCCGGTGTTGGCATCGACCCTAACCCAACCACCGACCGTGAACGAGGCGTTTGGCGATGTCGATCGACCGGGAAAGGTCGAGGACATCGACGACTCTGCCAGATCGAACTGCTGGGAATTGGCTTTGTCGAACTCGACCGCGAACTGACCGTGCGGGCCGGTTCCCCGCGTTGGGGCGTTGGCCGAGGGCACCAGGCCGTTGCCGCCGCCCGGCGTGCTGGCGCGGGTTCCCGAGGTCTCAGAGAAGTCCCACCAGGCAACAGGACGAGTGCCTGTGGCATCAGTGAAATTTTCACCGTTGCCAGAAGCTCCACCACTGACCTCGGCCGTCCATCCGGTGGCGATATCGGAGCCATCGATAATCGGGGCGGTACCGGTACCGTAGGCCCCGAACACGAGACGCGAAGTGGCGTTGGCCCCGCCGTTGTAATAGGTAAACTGATCCCGCCAGCGGCTGCCTCGCTTGAACAGCACGGTGTCGCCGCCGCCGAGGCTCAAGCTCGCGACCTTGCCCAGGGACGCCCAGGCGGTGGCATCCGACAGGCCATCGGCGCCGTCGTTGCCACCGTTCTTCACATAGTAGGTTGCCAATGGGGTTCCCCCGCTTCAGGGGAGGGATCAGGCGGTCGGCATTGTGACCGACATCGAGGAGATCGAAACGACGCCTCCAGAGACGATGTTGGTGGCAGTCAGGTTGAGTTGCTGGCCGGAGGTGCCGACAGTGCCCTGGTAATACGTCGTGGTTCCGGCCGTGTTGGTGCAGCGAAAGAAGGTCGCGGTACCATCAGCATCAGCCGTAGTGTCCTGAATCGGCAGAGAGGCAGCCGACATCACCCGATCCGAACCGGACGCAGTGGGCGGCAGGGTGAAGGCCGGGTTGGCAAACGAAATCTCCGCCAGCAACGTGTTACCAGACAGCGCCGTATTCGCCGTCGCGGGTTCCGTTCCGCTATAGATCCGGATCTTGCCGCTGTTGAGCGATCCGGCGAGCGTGGTGAGCATCGCGTCGGCGGCTTCGGTGCTGATCTTGAGGGCCATTCAGGGTCTCCAGGCATGAAAAAGCCCGCCGGGATTTCTCCGGGCGGGCGGGGTGGTGAAGGGAGGGGAAGGGATCAGGTGGCGGGGTCCGCGACGGCGACGCAGATGAGACGCAAATAGCGCCCCCGCATCGTCGGGTCCGCCGCCTTGGGGTCCGTGACCTTGATGATCCGGTAGAATTGACCATCGAAGTTGATGGTCTGACCGGTGATCTGACTGTTGGACACGCCGGGGATCTTCTCTATGAACGCTTCGTGGCTCGCCCGCAGGGCCAAGGCATCGGCCTCTTTCAGCCGGACAAGGCTGGCGGGCACGGTGCGGTTGAGCAGGGTGATCTCGCGGCGGCCGGTATCGGCGTAGCGGGCCTGCTGGCGCGGAACTTCGAAGCTCATAGCTGGACGATCCTGAGGCTGACGTCTCTCTGGAAGATGTGCCCGCCCATCGAGGTGACGGTGACGGTGACGAGATGGGTTTCTCCGGGAGGAGACCATCCCGCTCTGGCGCGATCCGCCTCGTTGATCTCAAACCAGATGCTGATCTGAGTCTGGTCGTTGGTCACGCCGTAGATCCGCAACCCAGCCAGGATAGCAAGACCGGACAGTTGGACATCAACACTTTGGATTGTGTCGTTGATGCCGTTCAGTTCTGTGGCGGCGTTGACGGTGTAGATCTTGCGTTCGGAGGGATCGAGTCCGGACGACCAGGACACAACGGTTGTGCCATCACCGAAGTTTGCGGTTCTCCAGGGGGGCGCCAAGGCATGGAACACGGCTCCTGGGTCTCCTTTGATCAGCAGCTTGCCCGAGGCCGTCCCTCCGGTTTGCAGCATCAGGTAGCTGCCGTCCTGGAGTAACAACGCCATGGCTTCTCCTCAGGTGATGATGATGTCGAGCGGCGTCGTCACCGTTGCCGCTGCACCGCTGATCGATGGGCCGGGCACCGTGATGATCGAGCCATAGGTGGAGTTTGAGACCAGCGGTGCCGTGGTGGTGATCAGGCTGGCCTCGTTGCCGGTCTCCACCGTCATCGGCCAGTGATAGATATTGGTCCCGGCCGGAGCGGTCAGACCGGAGACGTCCGCCGGGGCCGTGCCTGCGGCAAGGGCATTGATCTGGCTGTCGCTGGGTATCCAGCCGGACGACCAGATCCAGTTGCTGTAGCGCACCGGGGAGAAGTTTGTCCGAGCGGTGGCGACACGGGCACCAAGCTGGAGGAACCGGCAGATCTCTGTGACGGAAACGGGCGGCAGGGTGGTGCCGATATAGCTTGCACCCTTCTGGGTCCCCAGCCTGACCAGGACATCGGCGTTAGCCAGAGCGGTGACGCCGACATAGTACCAGGTATCGACTTCAAGGGTGCTGATGATGTAGTTTTCGCGATAGTTGGTCCCGGTGGTCTCTGCCGTCGAGGCCGCCAACTTCTTGGCGTCCGGGTCCCATAATAGGCGAATCCGGTTGGCACCGCCCGCTGGGGATGCCGGATCGAGACGGCCGAAGTCCATCAAATAGACCCCGACCGTTGGCATGTAGGTAAACGCGACGAAGCCACCGATAAACCAGGTCGCATTCGACATCCGGAGACCGGCGGTCTGGACGTCGAGAGAAAAGTATTGGGTCTTGCCGTTGAGGCGCCGGGCGCTCTTGGCGCTGGCCGGGATCTCCTGGAGGATCGGCACAGACACGATGACGGTGGCGGCCGTGGTTCTCTGGAAACTGATCCAGGTGGTCGTGCTGATCGCGGTGAATTCGATCTTATTGTCACCGTTGGCCGAGACGTTGGCGCCCCGGATGTCGGCTAGTCCCTCGGCAGAGCCGATCTGGCGGAACATGACCTGGGCTGTGTCGTTGCTCCAGGTCAGTTGGTACGATTTGTTGACCTCGGTGGGGACGCCGCGTCGGCAGTAGACCAGGCCGGTGCCGTCCGTCGTCATGGTGATCTGGCCGGTCACGGCGTCGATCGAGACGGTACCGGGGCCGCCCGTGATCCAGGCGCCGCCCGGCTTGAGGAGGTTGGTGAAATCCGCCATCAGAGGGCCACGGTCACTTTGCCGCGCTCGTCCCAGGCGTTGGGGGCGCTGGAGGTGTTCTTAAGGTCGAACAGCTTGTTCCTGGCCAGCTTGGTCCGGGCATCAGTCGGCGCCACGTAGTGCTGATACATCGACAGGGCGGCATAGACCTGGATGATATAGTTGTTGGCGTCGGGAGAGACGTGGATGCCGGTGCTTAAGGGATGCAGGCCGCCGACCGCCGTCCTGACACAAACGCCGACGATATCGGCGCCGCCTGAATTGAAGGTGACAGGAGAGCCTCCGGGGGACAGGGAGATCTTGCAGGTGTTGCCGGAACACTGGACCGCGTAGTACGGGATGTTGCGGGTCAGCAATCCTGGGATCGGGGCCATGGTGGTGACGGCGAATGGGTCCCCAGCCTCCCTGGGACCGGTGACCGTGATGATCATGCCGTCCATCATTTCCGTGGTGCCCTGCATCGGTCCGGCAAACCAGAGCGTCTGATTGTCCGCCTTGTAGGTGCATTCGCTGGTGTTGGACTTCCACTGGCCCAAATGCCAGTAGCGGCGATCCTCGATCGTCGCCCCGGAGCCGCTCGACATCGCCAGGGTGTTGTAGGAGGCGGCTGTCAGCGGGTCCGGCTTCATGAGGTTGTACTGGGCGCCGACGTCATTGTGGTAGCCGCCGCTCATGACGACCAGGCAATGGGACCACCAGTCGGCCCGCTCCTTGATCGGCGCGTACTCTGATATCCCATAGGCGTAACTCAAACCGTGTAATCCAAAAGAATGCATCCACAATTTATAACTCGGCTCGTTGTTCGGCCAGATCAGCTTGAGGTCCTGGAACCGCCTGCCGTCCGTCCGATCGAGCCCGCCGCGCCAGGCATCCTCCTCGATCACGATGGCTTCGTTCATTTCCTTCCAATGGTCGAACATATCCCGGCACATCACCCAATGCGGGTCTGCCGGATTGCCGAACCCTATGGCATAGGAGATCGGCTTCACGTCATGGCCGACCGCCCGGATCTGTCCCTTGAACACGATACCGCCATAGGGGATCTTGGCGTAGCCGCTGGTGCCGTAGGTGCCGTAGGGATCGCTATCGAAGAGCGAAGGCAGGGTGGCTTCGTGATAGGCCAGGTCGAGCCAGTGCTGGTCTCCTTCCGAGAGGTAGGGCCAGTGGGACATCTGGGGAAAGTGGGCAGCATCAAGATTGGCGATCTCGACGGCGGAGGCGCCATTGGCCGTCCGGATCACCTGCTGACCGCTCCAGGTGTTGGCGGGCCTGCGATCGACCAGGGCAGCCTTGCCATAGATACTGGTGCCAAGCGCCGCCTGGTTGGTCGATTTGGCGGGCGGCAGGTAGCAGATGATCTTGCGGGTGTCCCGGTGCAGGCCAACGCCGGTCATAGCCCCCATACCGAAGCCCCCAACGCGGGCCAGACGCTGGTGGTCGGACAGTTGCTGTGCCGTGGCGCGAGCGTGGGCAGCAATGCACCAGGCCATGGGCTTGGCCGTGGTCCACCACAGCAAGGCGTGGTCGGAGACATCGTCCTGGATGGGACGCAGCGGGCCGCGCCGACCAGGCAGGTAGGTGCTGACGCTGGGCGTCATCGGAAACGAGGTGTTGGTGGTATCGTAGGGCGGAATGAACTTGGTCTCGACACCATAGACGACATTATGGCGATAAATAATCTTTGGTGGTGTCACGAAGCTGTTGGTGGCGACATCGAACCAATCCATCGATGCTTCGGAACCTGCACTGACAAAGAAACCGCCCTTCCAGCCGTTGACGGCGCCCCAGCCGGTCGTGCCGAGGGCAGCGCCGCGTACTACAGTGCCGTTGACGCTGAGATTGATATCGACTCGGATGCCCTGCTCGTCGGACGGAAGGTCCGTGCTCCAACCGAAGACGCTGCGGTAGAGGAACTGGATGCGTTTCGGATTGCCTGCCGTACCGCCCCACGCCCTGGCGTAGAGCAGGCATCCCTGGTTTTCCGTGGCGCTCTTGGTGCCGTCCGCCTTGGTCGCCATATCGCTGGCCCGCCACTCGGAGCAGACCGGTCCACCCATGATCCGCTCGATCCAGGCGTTGTTGGCGGTCCCCAGCATGTCTGCCGAGCGGAAGCGCTTTGGGCCTCTCTCCTCGGTCAGGACGTTGGCCGAGGTCCTCCCCTTCCAGGAGGTGAAGGTGTATTCCAACGTCACCTTAGACGTGATCGCAGTCGCAGCAGTGTGGAGCGGCGTGTCGGTCGCAGTCCAGGACCCGGCCTCCCGAAGCCAGGTCACGGTCTTGAACCCACCGGCGGCAATCTGGGGCATCAGGAACCGCACCTGGGCGAGCTTCAGGCTGCCGTCCGTCCAGGTCGTTCGATTGGATATCTGCTGCGGGATGCGGATGCCGTCCACCGTGATCGCGGCGATGCTGCCGGTCGGCACGTCCCCTTTCTTGAACCACTGGGCAATCGAGATCTCCTGGTCTGTCCAGGAGGATACGGTGTCGAAATTCTCGACCTTGGCCGTGAACAGGGTGGCCCCGGTCACCACCGCGGCGGCATCGACCTTCATCGAAATGGTATGTGTTTCCGGAAAGCCGCTGACCTGGACCTGGACGGTGTAGGTCCCGGCAGTCAGTGCCGCTGACCCAACGACCAGTTTGTAGCCAGTATCCCAGTCTCCGGTCAGGGCAACCCGACCGCCCGCGTTGGAGAGCAGGGTAGCGGTATAGCTGACACCGGCGAATTCGTTGGTAAACTCGAAGGTAAAGGGAGATACCGTCGAGGCCGGATATCCCGTGAAGACCAGGGAGGCAATCACCGTCCCGGCAGTCGCACTGTCCTGGACCGTGACGGAGGTAGGCGTCATTGTGCGATCCGCGACGACCGCCACCACCTCACCACTCCGCATAGCCTTGTTGCCAGGACTGCGAACATAACCGCCGCCCGGTCTGCGAATGATGCCTGCCACAGATTAGACCTCGTACCCGACGAAAGTGACCTGAACGCCCTTGGCTCCGGCCCCGGCGGCGTCGATATCGAAATCCAGCACAGCGCCCTGTGTGATGATGCCGCCACTGGCAACACTGAAGCTGCTGGTGCTTGCTGTAGAGGTATTGCCCGCAACCGTGATCGGCGCCAAGAGCAAAGAGACACCGGCCAGGTTGACATCGATCGTGGTAGCGGTAGTTCCGGCAAATGGGATGAACACCCGGAGGGATGTCAGCTTCAGGGACAATGGCATCGAGATCCGCCTAACGGTAGCGCCAACCGTTAGAGCGACGCTTTCGGCAACGACTGGCACCAGCATGGTGCGCGTCATTTTGACGGCGACCGCATTGCCGGAGGCATCGAACCCCATGACCTGCCCGATGGTGCCGGTCAATTCGTTGGTCTGGGCGAAGGCGTTATAGGCTTCCTTGGTCCGCGCCGGGTTCATTGCCGTGGTGGTCGAAGTCCCGGCAACGGCCTCCGCGGTGGTGGCATAGACGATCTCCGCGCCGCTACCACCGCCACCGCTGGTCGCCAGCGAGCCGGGCACCATCGTCCAGTTGCTGCCGTCGAACACGACCAGGACGGACTGGTTGGTGGCAAGACCGACGATACTGGAGCCGGTATGGTTGGCGACGGTCAGGAGAGCGGCACCGGTCGAGGCGGTTGTCCGAGTAATCCGCATGGTAGCACCGCGCACGGTGCGCGGCGCGCTGAAGACGGCGCTGGCGTAGGCCCGGTCGATCTGGCGCGAAATCGTGACGGTGCGCTCGACGGTGAGCGGCTGGGTGCATTGGATGTGGCGGCCGTGGACGGCGGGATAGGCGGTCAGGCTTTCGTCACCGGAGGTATAAAGGCTGCCGGTGACTTCGCCGAGAACGCTGTTGTAGGACAGCATCGGCCCCATCAGGCTGTCGCTGGTCGGGTCCACCGTCGCCACGGAAAGCTCGTCGATCCGGTGCGGCGAGGCAGAATTGATGTCGAGGCGGACCTGCTGGAAGGTGCCGCTCAGGTTCTTGGCGGCGGCGGCGGAAGTGTGCCCGAGCAGGGAAAAGCGGGTTCCTGCATCCTTGGTCGTGCCGCTGACCGACAGGTTGGCGACCAGGAAGGCGCAACCGTCCTCACCGCCGAAGATGCTGGCCTCCGGCAGGCTCTGTCCAACCGCATCGAGGATGGTGCCGCCGACATGAATGCCGGTCAACTGGATCATCGATCCGGTCGAGCCATGGACCATGATGCCGTAGCCGCCGATCGCGCGGGGACGGATATTGGTGAGAACCCCGCCGGTAACGGTGGCGGCGCGGACGCCGACAAACGACATGGCGCGCTGGGCATCCAGCGACTCGCAGACGAAATTGGTGAAGGCAAGCTGATCGACTGCTGCGATATAGGCGCCGCCCGTCACGCTTTGGGACGCGGCGGTGCCGGAGATGCGCAGATTGATGAAATTGTTGCCGTTGCCGCCGCGATAGACGACACCCCAGGACTGGCCGGTCGTCATGTTGACGCGACAGTTGATGAAGGTGTTGGAGAAGGAGCCGCCACCGCCGGACAAGCCGATATGGACCCAGGCGTTGCGCGTATCGAGATCGGAGAAGCGGCAGTTGGTGACAGCGTTGAGGCGCAGGGCGGCGATATAGGTGTCGCCGGTCACCGGGTCCGCCCCGGTCGTCTGGTTGGTCTGGTAGGCCAGCATGAACCCGGCCGTGGTGATCTGGGACACGTTGGTCAGGGAGATCACCGGAACACCGCTCTGGAACTGGCGAAGGGTACACCAGTCCCCCTCGATCCTCAGGTTGCTGACGCCGCTCAGAGTGAGCGGTCCATAGATCTCCCAGACGCCGCCGCCCATGTCGACCCGTCCCTTGATGGTGGCGGCCTGGGACCAGCAGGTGTTGATGGCGGTGGCGTTGGACTCGCGCTGCTGTTGGGTCAGTCCGGCACCCCGGATGGCGCCGTAGGTTTCCGGCCGGAACGAGTTGTCGGCGCTGCCGCCGGAGGACTCCGCGGAGATCGTGCCGTCCGGCGCAATGGTGATGTTCTGGCCCTGTTTGACGCCGCCGAGCGTGTTGACCCCGGCGGGCGGCAGGGTATAGGGCGTCGCGTTGGGGTTGCTGAGGACATCCCCGGAGATGATCAGGCCGCTGCCGACCCGGATGCCGCCGCGCACGGCATCTGTGGCGGGCGGCAGGATGTAGGAGGTGCCGGTCGGCGTCACCGACAGAATGCCGGTGGCCTGGTCGTAGGTGAAACCGTTGCCGATCCGGATGCCGCCGAGCGTGGTGCTGCTGGCGGTTGGCAGAGTGTAGGAGGATGAGGACAGCAGGGAAAGCCTGACCTTGCGCAGCAGGCCGGACGAGCTGTCGTGGGTCATAACAAAGTCGGCGGAGGTATCCGGAGCGGTGTCCTCGCTGAGACCGGGGATATCGACAGACAGATTGCGGTTGGCGGTCAAGTTGCCGCCGCCGATCAATCCGGCTCCGGCGCTGATCGAGATGGTGCTGGACGCCAGGCCGCTCGCCAGCCAGCGTACCGTCTTGGCAGCGGCATCGGTCTGGATCTGGATATTGGCCCCGGCCGTAAAGTTGAGGGTTTCTCCGGGCGTGGTCGCGGAGACCGTGGTTTGTCCGGGAGAAGAGACGGCAGCGATGCTGGGACCGCTGACCTCGCTGCCGGTGCCGGTGCCAGTCGAGGCCACCCGGCTCATCTTCACCTTGCGCGGCAGGCCGGTCGAGATATCGTGGCTAAGCAAAAAATCGTTGACGAGATCGGGAGACAAGTCCTCGCTCAGGCTATCAATGTCAAGTTCCAGGGACCTGTCCGTAGCCAGCGTGCCGCCGCCCTTGATGCCGTTGAGAGTGCTGATCTGGCGACCGGTTGGAGTACGAGATGCCAGGGCGACGGCCAGCTTCATCCGGATTGAGTTGCCGTTGCGGGTGGCGTAGAGGTTGTCGGTATCCTCGGCGCTGGTGCTGTCGGTGAGCTGGTCAAGGGTTTGATCAGGCATGGTGGCGTCTCCCGGCGACCGTAATCGCTCAGCCGTTGGGCATAAAGGTGGGGCCGGAAACCAGGGTGGCGGTCCCGCCGCTCTGGGTGGCGGTGTTGCCATTGCCCGAGAGATCCGTCAGGGTGGCCGCCGTGCTGGTGAACTTATGGTACCACTTCGGATTGATCCCAAGTGAGGTCTTGAGATCCTTTCCCCTGGCGATGTCCTGCATCTGAGCCTGGGTCAGCCTGCCGTCCATCTGGAAAGCCAGGTGCATCTTGCCGCCAAAGTAACGGGTCGCCGGAGTATCCTGCCGGGTGCCGATCGTGATGGTGGTGCCGGGAGGCTGCAAGGCGCCGAGCGCGCCGGACAGGATGGCATCGTGGAACAAGACGCGGGTGCCGTTGATCGGCGTATAGTAGATCTTGATCGAGCCGGACGAGGCATCCCGCTCGATGGTCCACAGGTAGTATTTGCCATCGACCAGAGACGTCACCGTGGGGGTAAAGATCTCCTGGTCCAGGGAAGCGGCGCCATCGTCGAAGGAGAACGAGAAGCGGTTTGCGGCAGTCCCAGCGTAGCTGGCCTCACCGAGGAAGAAGTTTACGCATCCAGCGGCGAAGAATGCACCGGTGCTGTAGATGTACTGTGCCACTGTTCCGACATTGTCGTCGAACGCCATGATGAAGCCAAGGGTCCACTCTCCGGCGGGTAGAGTGTGGCTAGCAGTCTTGGTCATGGTGTAGATCAGTCCAGTTTCGTCGAACTGAACGGCGTTGGTCAGGACGGGGAACTGCGGGCCGGATGTCAAGGTAACGCCGCCAATGACCGAGGCAGCGCCATTGCTGGCGGAACCGCTGTTGGCAATCGGCGTCGTCAACGTGTTGAGCTTGGTGTAGATATCTGGTGTCTTGGAAAGGTCTGTAACCAGGTCGCTGCCGCTGGCGATCTGCTGCATCTCTGTCGCGGTCAGCAGCCCATTCATCCTAAAAGAGCTGTAGAGGGAACCGGCCAACCAGCGATCGTTACCGCCAACAGGCGGCGCGCGAGTGCCAAATGCGACCGGTGTGGTGGGAGCCACGGCCCCCAGGCCGGTAACGCTGCCGCTGATATAGAGCGTCCTCGTTCCTCCGGGAGAGACATGGTAGATGTTAATGACTTCCGTGGCCTTGACACGCTCGACGATGAACAAACGCCAGGACGTATCGAGGAAGGAAGCATTGGCAGCTCCCGAAATCGTTAGAGCGGTGGCCCCGGCTCCCCGAATAACCATCTCGACCGCGCCGGGCTTGGCTGTCGCCCCGGTGACACCTGCCTCGTAGATTAGCAGGTTGAAGGTCTGGACGCCGCCGTAGGGGCCGCAGGAGATAAGGTACTGGGATGCTGTTCCAGCCGGATTGTCTATCCGCGCCCAGATGCCCATCGTCCAATCTGCATCCGGCAGGTTCCAACCGCCGGTGAGCGCGTACCGGATGTGGCCGGTAGCATTGTCGAGGGCGAGGGCGGGATTGCTGATGACCCCGGCTTCCAGGGCCGTCTGGACCGGAGACATCAGCGGCTGGAGGGCATTGCCGACCGTGCGTCCGAGGGCGGCTGTATTATCGTAGACCGGAGATGAGCCGTCGAAGCGTCCCCACTGATAGTAGACATCGACCGGACCGGCCGGGTCAGTCGCCAGAACGAGAGAGATTGTGTTGGTGCCGAGCGTGACACTGGAGATCGGCAAGGCCGCGGCATCACTGTGGACGGCGTCCCTGGGGAAGACCTGGAAGCCGGTCGCAGGACTGCCGGTGTTGGTCTTGAGCGCACTGCCCGCGCGGTGCTGGACGGTGAGGGTGATCGTGGTGCCGGTACGGCTGGCGCCGGTGATCGACGGGCCGAGATTATGGACCGTCTCGGTACCCATGGCGAACAGAAGGGCGTGGGCATAGGCGTAGGCGATCAACTCGGAGCCGGAGGCAGTCTGGTTGATGTCGTCGGACAGCGGCACATCCGGCACCCAGCCGAGATTGACCACGGTGGAATTTTCCGCCAGGTACTCGTAGTGGGCGCGGCGGGTTTCTTGGGTAAAGAAATCGCTGTCGGCGGTGTTGCTGCGGTTCATCAGGGGGAAAACGCCGAAGCGCTGGACGGTGGCGGCACCGCTCAGTCCAGTACGAAGAGCGGCCAGCCGGGTCTTGTAGTCCGCCTTGGTGATGGTACCGATACCGGTGCCGCCCTGATTCCACAGGATGCCAGAGACAGCGCCGAGCGAGGTCAGGCGGGTGACGGCGGTGAGGTAAGCCGGATCTCCGGCTTCCCAGTCAGTGATCGCGGTGTCATCGACGCTGACCTGGACGACGGCCTGCGGCACCGTGGTATATGAGACCATCAGGTTGAGAAAACGCACGACGCCGTTGCCGCCAGTTCCGGCGACGACGCCGGGCAGGGTCCAGTCGGCAGCGCCGGTATAGTAGGCAGTCCTATCATCCGGTGTCGGCGGTGCGTTAACCAGGATCGACATGCGGTTCTGCTGGGACTGCCCAGCAAGCATCCAGACATCCCCGACCGCAACGGTGTTAGCGGCGGTATAGACGGCGGCGGGATCTTCGTCGAGACGGTACTGGAGTTTGTACCAGCCGCCCTGCGGCACGGTCAGCGTGCCGTTCCAGACACCGTTGCCAGACGATCCAAGGCCGTTGGTGTAAATGTTGGAGATTTCGCTGTCGGTCAGGGCGCTGGCGCAGACAAAGACCTCTGCCAGTGCCCCGTCAAGGTTTGGCTTGAAAGGGGACGCCGCGAGCAGAAAGTCTCCCGTTCCGACCTTGCGGGTCGCAATCGTGACCGGTGTCTGCTTGACGCCATTGGCGAAAAGAGCAACCTCACCGGTGGATTGGGTGTACCGGCCGACATAGTGTTTCCAAGCACCCGAGACATAGGTCTGCGCATCGGTCGAGAAAACCACCGTGTCCGTACTGGAGTGTATCCTGAACTGGACAGCACTTCCCTCGATGAGAAGCTGATAGTTCGTCGCCTTGGACAGGATGGAGCCATCTCCGCCGGTTTCACTGTCGACCCTGACCCAGGCCCCGACCGTTACCGAGTCATTGGTGACGGTCGATTTTCCTGGAAACCCGGCAGACATGTCAGTCTCCGCGAGTGAAAACTGCTGGGTGCTGGCCTTGACGAAGTTCACGGCATCCTTGCCGCTGGGTCCCGCCACTTTGGTCGGGGCGCTGGCGGATGGCACGAGGATATCGAGAGAACTGACGGAACTTGCCCTGTTCCCGGATGCCTCCGCGAACAGCCACGATGCCACGACGGTTGGCCCAGATGCACCACTGGCAACGGCGGTCCAGCCGAGCACTTCCGTAGAGGTCTCCGCATTGATGATACGGGCGGAGACGCCGGTGGTGGTGCCGGTATAGGTCCCGGAGAGAGAGAGGACGGCGGTTCCTCCGGTGCGCTGGAAGACGCGCCGCGACGGCAGTTCGGCTGCGGCAACGCGGATAGCGCCACCACTCGCCCGACGGCGCGCGGTGGAGACGATACTGCCTAATGTCATGGAGCGGTATCGCCGCTCAGGACGATCTGGGGAGCGGTTCCGGCGTTGGCCGTGCAAACCAGAAAGGCGATGGCGTATTGACCGGCGGTTCGGGTGTGGGTGCCCCTGGACACCAGGGTTCCGCCGGTGACCTGGACCACGGCGGCTCCGGCGCCCATCTGGATGAGGGTCAACTCGAACCCAACCGGCGTCGTGTTCGGCAAGGTGACGGTGACGGCTGTTGCGGCGTTTACCACGATCTTACGCCGGTTGTCAGCCAGGCCGACGCCGTAGTTGGCCGTGGCTGTGACGAGGGCCTGGGTGGTGCGATCTTCCAGGGTGTCCACGATATCATGGAGATCCTGGACGGATGTTCCGGCAGCCGTGCCGAGCGGCATCTTGGCCTTGAGCCCAGCAATGGTATCGACGGCCATAGGATGCCTCCGGGAACGTGAGAGATCTTGGGAAAGGCTGGGATCTGGACAGCGGCCCTAGGACCCCTGGATTTCCTGGATCTGGATATCGGAGACGACGGCCGTGCCGGTGGCGGCGCGCTGAAACAGGATCGAGGACGTGGTGGTGGTAGCGCGGAACTCGTAGGTCCGGCTGCCGACCGCATCGCTCGACGTGGCGGCCTTCATCTGCTGACCACCGCTGACAGAACCGATCAAGCACATGGTCGTGTTGGTATTGTTGACCCAGCGTAGCCGGTAGAGTTTGGCGGCGACGGTGGTGCAGACTTGGCGCGCCGCGAGGGTCGTGCCGGTTGCCGGAATGGTGATGGCGCCGGTGGTGGTATCGACCGTCACTCCGGCAGAAAGATTGGTCCAGGCAGTCGGGGAGACCAGGGCGGTATCAACCCAGGTGACTTCCGGGATCTCCTGGATCTTGAGGTCTGAGATGGTGGTGGTCCCGGCGGCGGTGCGCTGGAACGTCATGTGCAGCGTCGTGGCGGTGACG